GAGCGCGCTCACAGAAAGAAATGGCAGCAGCTGCGGCGGAGTCTTCGCGGCGCGCCGAAGAAAAAGCGAGCAAAGCTGCAGAAGCGCGCATCAAGGCTCGCGAACGTTTTTGTAAGAGAAAACCTCAAGTATGCGCTGATCAAGAAAAATTGGCGAATTTGCAAAAGATGCACACCCCAGAGAAACTTCCCGGAGTCATGCTACCAGCAATGGCATATGGGATCCAGACGGACGAGGCACAGGATCAAGCTCTCATGATGCTGAGTATGGTCGAACCAACTGGTATCATGTCCTACGTCGACGTCCAAGATGCTTATATAAACATGGTAAATGACCGCACAGCCGCTAGCGCAGGATGGCTCATTGTTGCAATATTGTCCGCCATCCCAGGCCTGGGTAAAACAATGGCCCCCATAAAAGCAGCGAAACTAGCTAGGATAAAAAAAGCAATTGCTAGGGCCGAAAAAATTGCAAGAAGATCAAAAAAAACCAAAGCCTTTCCAAGTGTTCAAATTGAAAGAGCCATACCTGCGGCACGTGCGGAAATAGCAGAATTACAGGAATATACGGACATTTTCCAGCAACACATGGTTGATAATATACCAATCGATAAAGTAACGGCCCTAAGAATAATTGAAAAGTTTCCAAGCCTAAAAGTGACAAATAAAGCAGTATACAGGGGGATGAGAGTTGACGCTAATTTTATTAAGAAAAACTTTGGAGATGATGTTTTTCGCACGTGCTGTAGTGGGGATCCGGGTACGTATGTGTTAGAAGTTAACACTACACTCAAGCCAAGATCAAAGTCTGGTACCTCTTCGTGGAGTCTTGATCCCGGTGAGGGGGACCTCTGGGCGAAGGGGTACGTCAGGGACCCCAAAGACAAGCCGTATGAAATTCTTTATATGGGCGGCGGGAAAAACAGCAAAGGTCTTAACATTACCAAAGCCGCGAAAGACATGGGACATCCCATGGCATCTCAAGATTTCGCAGAAGTCTCAATGATTGGCCCGGTTGGTGTTAAAAAAGTAGTAATAGTTAACAATGCCCCAAAGGGCGGCACGCGGCCGCGCTCTATTTATGCGGTGGAAAAGCAGGCTAAGCAGAAGCACAGAGTTCCGGGAGCGAAAGCAATCGACCTCCCAGCCGGCTTTTATCCTGCGGGCAGTAGAAAAGAGATATTAAAATTAATCGGAGTACCTACCTCGCTAAAAGAAAGTATTGTAAAAAAACAACTAATTAGAGTGAGGATAGCATGAAAATGAAACTCCTACTTGAAAATTGGCGAAAATTCTTGGACGAAGAAAGAAAAGCACAAGAATTATTAAAAGAAGAGACCAGTTGTCCGCCCAACCAAATAGCCCTCCCAGACGGAACGTGTTTCCGTGACCCCTTGCACGTGGCGTCGCCTGACAGCATGCGGTCCGGGCCCGAAATTAAGGCCGTACGCGGCAGGGAGATGTCATCGAAGAAGGCGGCAGACAAGACAAAAGCAGCGCTAACTAGAGACAAAATGAAACGAGCGCACCATCGAATGTCTGGAGGGCCCTCCACGCCCGAAGCAAAAGAAGTCGCGCGAGTTGTAGCCAGTATGGGCGATCCAACTGGTGTTTTGTCATACCCTGATGTAAAAGATGCCTACATGGACTATCAAAACAACCCATCAAAAGCTTCCATGGGCTGGCTCTTTGTTGCAATAGTAGCTGCGATTCCAATTGTTGGGTACACAGTGAAACCCCTTAAGGTTGCAAGATTAGCAAAGCTAACCAAAACGGTTAATAAGGCAGACGCCGCCTTTACCGCCGCCGTCAAAGCCAAAAAACCGGGTGCGCTACAGGCGCAGAAGATGATGGCCGCACGCACCGGAAAGAGCGCCGAAGGAGCCCAAGTTGCGAGTAAAACCGCCCGGATCAGCGGAGATCTCATGAAAGTTGAAAGAATCGAAGCAATGGTCATGGGCCACGGCCAATCATATGTAATCGTGAAAACAAAAGACGGGCCCATGGCGTTCTATAAATCTTCAGCGACTGCGTACTCGGATATGGGCAGCCCATGGATACCTATGTTTGGAGTGAATGGAGGCAATGATTTTATGAAACTAAGTGGCGCACATAAAGACGCTCTCGAATTCGTTGCGAAAGGTAAAAAGCTGAAAGGCAAATATGCCGTAGAAGGCTCTGAAATCAATAATATTGGGAAAGCGCTGGAGAAGCAAGGCGCGTTCAAGGGCGCGCCTCGGGGTTACAACAGCGTTTCACATTTTTTATCTGATAATATAAACTCCTTGCGGTCGGGAATGTCCATGGAACAAATAGTCGCACAATTAAACAGAGGTTTGAGAAAAATGGGCCGAGGGGAACTTAACCTACAAACCGTGGAGAATGTGGGGATAAATCTGCATCTAAAACTCCATGGCGTCAACACAAAATTAACAGGTATGGCTGGATCTGGAATTCCGGGTGTCAATTCGGTGATTAATCAAAGCGACTTCATTGAAGCGCTAAATCTGGGAAGGGGAAGATGAAACTTTTATTTGAAAATTGGCGGAAATATCTATTAATCGAGCGCTATTCAATTGAAGATGGAATGGAAGCGATTAAGCCCACCAACAAAAAAATGCGCAAGGTCTATAAAAGATACAACAATCAAACTTGGCATTGGGAAGTTGAGCGTGGCTGGATTGATCCTAAAGAAGAGCCACCGCCTGCCGTACCAGAAGAAAAAATAAACAAGGCGGCATACGGATACAGAACGTATATATTTGAAGTAATACCGCAAGATATTGGGAGACGATACTCAGATGGACGCACCGTGCCAGAAAATAAAAGAAAAGAAGTAGCCGATCAAAATCAAGGCCTTGCTGTCATGTGGATTCGTAAGCTTTCTATAAAGGATCCAAAGTTAGCTAGAGACATTATAGACGGTGAAATAACATATTCTGGCCGCGGACATGGCGACACCCCATATTCAGACATCATGCCCGACCTTGAAATTTACTTCCAAAACCTCGATTTAATGCCCAAAAGAAATTTAATAGAGCTTGAGTCATTTGATGAGTTACATCAAATGGTAGAAGAAGCAAAAGAAGAAATTTATGCTCGGCAAGAAAAGAAACAATATCTCGACGCAGAAGAAGGTACAAAAATTTTAAGCGGCAAAATGGTACCCAACGAAGAGACTGGAAAGTTAGAAAGGAGCCCGGGTAAAAATGGGTGGTTTATCGCAGAGATCCATAACAAGGGCGCCGCCTGTGAGCTAGGAAAAGGAACAGATTGGTGCACTGCAACAGACTTAGACTTTTTTGATGAATATTATGAACCTGATGATCCGCTGTTTTTCTTTGAAGGCTTCTGGACAGACCCCAGTACAAGATTTCAATTTCATTATGGGTCAGAATCATTTATGGATGCGGGAGATAGGCCTGTAAATAAAGAAACATTCAAGACCCTTCACAGCTTGCTTATGCAAACAGAAGCACCAGAGAAATATCAAGTTGTACAAGACAAACAATATGAGATAATAGCCGGAGATTCAGACACGCCGGCAGAAGAGCTAAATAAAATAATTGAGCTATATTTGCAACGAAGGTCATCAGGATGGGGCTCAAATATAATCGAAAAAGTTGCAAAAAACGCTAAAACGCCATTAGAATCCCTTAAAAAACTATATCACTCAACTGACAATAAATATATTACTAGAAGTATTCAAGTTAACCCTGTTATTGATTTCGCGCTAGCAAAAGAGATTCTTATGTCAAACCCTAAAGACGAACTTATATATGCACGAGGGATAAAGCAAATGACAGGTTATAAGCGTTGGGGTATATCGTTCGAAGAAGTTAATAAAATAATTAACGCCGTCGAAGCGGCCAGAAATTACGAGCCACGCCAAATCCCGCAAGAAGTTGCAAACCTATATGAACACAAACTCAAAATAAGGATAAAAAGATGAAACTACTATTTGAAAATTGGCGAAAATTTATAAAAGAAGATATAACTGATTTAGCTTCTCGCCGGCGCGGTAGTGAAAAAGAATTCGTACGCGTTTTTAATGAAGACCAACTTGGCCAACTTAATAATTCAATTGCTAAAATCGTAGAAACAGCAAAACAAAAGCTTGGTGCTGAAGGTGATATTCCATATTTTGATCCAAACTCTTTAGAAAAAGTTGAATTAGCAGAGCCACTAAAAATGGTTGCAGAACAAACTGATGAAGAACTTGGCATCACACCTTTTCAATCCTCTCAGGCTTCTCCTGAGCGAATGGCCTTGAGAAAACAATACCATGGACCAGAAGGCGAATTAGCCAAACATGGTCCGAGAGCAGTTAAAAATCTAGAAAAAGGCATTGGTCAAATGTCGCCAGAAGAATTCGAAGAAGCGGGATATGTTATTAAAGTTCCTCAAAGCGTTCTAGATGATTTTGCTCAATTAGTTGAAAGCACAAAAGAAACAGATGGACTATATGAAGAGGCAAAAGATTGGTATCACAATATTCGTGGACTCCTCGACAAAGAAACAGAAGACGACAGAGATTCCGCTTTGTTGGGATTATTAATTGCAACTTACTCTCCACGAGCTAAATTTGCTTTAAACTTGGCCGAAGCTGTTTTTATGTACAAGGCGGTTCAAAAGGATGCCTCTGAAAACCCAGAAGCGCTTAAAAATTATCTTGAAACATTCCCTGGTGCAGAAAAAAGAGAGCCCGGAGAATTTCGAGGATTTACTGGGGCTCACAAAGTTCCAAATTTTGCTCTCAATCTCGTAGCTCCTGATTTGGCTGGAAAAAGAGAGGAATTGGGAGACGTCGTTTATAACGATCTTTATGAATGGAATTCAACAATTGACACATGGATGATTGATGCGTTTTATCCTTCTCTCCGCAAAGCTTCTACAGCAAAAGAATGGGAAGCAATTAAAGGCAAACTAATGTCAAATGTTGTTTCTTATCGACATATGGCTGGATTAGTTGCCAAAGAAGCAAAAAAATTAAATTTAATTCCTCACCAATTGCAAGCACTTATTTGGGTAGCCTCACAAATACGACAAACTGGCGAAGCTGGTCTTGGCGTAACAACACAATTCGCTTTTGATCAGATTAGAGAGTCAATTAGAAATATTGCCGAGATCAACAATGACCTAGAGGCACTTAAAAATTTAGAAGAAGAAGATTGGCTAGGAACAATTATCGACACCATTGATAGAAGCGGATTTGAAGAGGCTTCAAAATATACTCTGGGGATGAAAGATGAAAAAGGCAAAATAACAACTCCAGGAATCCGAAGCATCACCGCAAGTGGCAAAAAAGGCTCAGCGTTTGAATATTTTCCTGCACCAGAAAAAGTAGAAAAACCAAAAGGACCAGCAAAGCCAAAAGGGCCGCCAAAAGAAAAAGTAATGAAGCCGCATCAAGATCCTCAATACGAAGGCTTAAATACACACTATGTGATGAACAATGTTATTCAAATGCCAACTGGTAAATTTAATAATTTATACGATTCAGTTACCCTATATTTAGATCCTGAATTTTCTACCGACAAAGCAGTTGAACATATTTTAGGAAGGTTCGACCCAGAAGCAAAAGCTAGCAAAGATTACTTTACTGAAAATTTAAAACACTTTAAAGTTACAATAGGAAAAAAATAACTATTTAATATATAATGCCTTGTACTATTAACAATAATACTTCCAATGACCTTTCTCAATTGGAAGATCTAACTCAAAAATTAGTTCCTTTTGCACAAAAGCAGATAGGCTTTAATCGACCACCCACAATTAATTTTGATGATGATGAGAAAAATGCAGCCAATCCTCTCGGAAGGACTGCTCAATACGATCCTTCAAATATGGAAATTATTGTCTTTGTTACAGGGCGCCACACAAAAGATATTCTGCGCTCAATTGCACACGAGCTAGTTCACCATGGCCAAAATCTAAGAGGAGAATTTAGCAAGCCCATATCCACTAAATTAGGCTATGCACAAAACGACGAGCATTTACGAGGAATGGAGCGCGAAGCGTACGAAACTGGTAATCTTTGTTTTCGAGATTGGGAAGACGGAATAAAACAGCAATTACCACTATATGAAACTATTTATAAAGAATCTCTTATAGGAGGAGACAATATGTCGATTAAAGACTGGAAAGATAAAGAGCTTAATAATCTTTTAATGGATAAATGGGGATATAAGCCACAACCTGAAAAGAAGATTGAGGAAGGAATTCCAACAACCGTAGTCAATGATTACGAAACTGGAGAAATTCATTTTGGCGAAGACGAGGATGATGAGGACGGCGATGATGAGGACGAAGAGTCTAGTAGTCAATTACATTTAAACCCTCAAGACCCAGAATTTCGAGAAAAAGCCTCTTTATCAGAAAGTGTACAAAAATCATCTATGATACATGAAGATCTCCCACCCAGCCTGAGAGGCCGCGGCGCCGGAGATGACGAAGCAACGAAACTTCGCGATAGCATTGCTGATATTAAGAGCGGTGGAGGAGACCAAGCAACGAAACTTCGCGATAGCATTGCTGATATTAAGAGCGGTGGAGGAGACCAAGCAACGAAACTTCGCGATAGCATTGCTGATATTAAGAGCGGGAACCAGGGTTCCCGGTCCGGGTCAGGGTGCCAATCATCAAGGTGTATGAAAGAAAGACTCGGACAGCTGCCCTCCGATCGGCCAGCCGCTGAACCTGAAGATGTTGCAGAAGAAAGAGACGTTGTGGATACAATAAAAGACATTGGCGGAGTTGCCCTTGACATTCTCGGCCTCGGCGGTCTTTTTGGCGAAGATGATACGGCCGCCGAAGTCAAAGAAAAAGTATCAAAATTTGACCCAGAAACGGCACAAAGATTGAAAGATAAAATAGCTTCTATCAAAGTGGGACAGTCCTTGCCGGGGAAAGTCGGCAGACTACCCGACGCAGAATGGACAGAAGTCTCGGGACCCGGAGCAGATCCCGGAACGGGCACTGGTGCTGTTTCTTCCGGCGGGGCTGCACTTCATGTTGATTCTGGTGCCGGCTATTTAAATTTATGGAAAAAATTAACAGGCGTTGAACAAGGGGCTTTCCAAAATAATTGGAGAACTTTCCGTCAATATATGAGAATGGTTGTTGGCGCCGGTCAACAGGCTCGCCCAATGTTGAGAACTAGCGTAGATTACAGACCAATGCTAAGCCAAGCAATCAGTATGAGTCAACGAGGAGCCCATGTGCCTTCTAAATTCAAAGGAGCATGGAAAAAGAAAAAGACTCCCAAACGAGTAGATATACGCGCACAGCCAGGACCTAAATCTTATATTAGCCCATCCCCGTGGGATGCCACGCCCGAAAAAGAAATGGGAGAATTTAAAGGGATGGACTATGAAAATGCTGCAAGTGCCTACGAACAAGCTTTAGAACGAGCCAATCTCGCGGCTAAAACAGGAACAACAGTCCAAGGCCAAACTGCTGAATGGTGGCGAGAATTCGCCTCAAAAATTGCACAAGGCACAGACCTTGAAGAAGAACAGCCTATTTCACAATTTGGAGAAGTGCCCGGCACCAAATCACAATGGCAAGCATGGCTAGGCCAGCCATAACAAAGAAGGACTTTATGATGAAAATCTTATTCAAAAAGTCTTCTGCGCTTCTTAAGGAAGCTGTCGCTTCTGCAAAAATTGCATCTCCCGAAAATATTAGTTATGGATATGTATACGGAACAATAGACGGCACAGTTTTAAGCAGCCACAATGCTACAAATGTATATTATGGCGCATCTATGAATAAGTTTATGTTAGCTTTTATTAACTTAGCGCTATATTGGAGCGGCCGCGGCCAGCGCGCCGGCGGGTATGCCACTCTAACAAAAGATGAGCTGAAACAATATATTCATTATTCAAAAGGAAGTAAAGGTTCTAGTGAAATGAATCGCGCGCTATCGGGCCAAAGACGTAGGACCGATGGCAGACATGTTTCACGAAAAAGGGCTGCTGCTCTAGCCACCACAAAACAAGAAATCGATATCACTTTAAGAGACATGGGTATAAGTAGAAAACTATTGCCAGGAATACGGTACAGTGGCGCCACGAACAAACAAACTCCCATGGGCGTTTTTAAATTTTTGTCTTATTTAATAAAGTCTGGTGCTGATCCTGAAACTGATTACCACGAAGAGGCTAAGAAAATTCTAAATCTTATGAAAACCCCTTTTACGGGCCATGATTCAAGATGGTTTCGAGAAAAATTAGCGCCTTGGTTGAGCGAAAATGGCGTACAAATTAATAATATTTATGGAAAAGGAGGCTGGAATCCGAAGGCCCCCGCGGGCATGGCTTTGGGCGTCGTCCTTAATGACGATAAAATTTTAGTTTTATATAGTAACGACTCCCGAGTAGAAAATAAAGCATGGGGGCGAAAACAAATCCACAATATTATATTAAATATTCTATCTGGAAAACCGCCAAAGGTTGACGCCATGGGCGCGCCCGCACAAAAGCCTGCGCCCGCGCCGGCGACAACTCAAGAACAACCACAGCTAAGTAGCGCGGGGCTTGTACAAATCCAAGGAAATGTTAGAGATCCAAATAAAGCATGGGGGACACAAACCACAGCAAATTGTATACAACAACTTGGATCATGGCCAATAGGTGATATTTCATTACCGGAAGGGGGAAAAATGCGGGGTCATGTGTCACATCGAAAGGGCGCTGATTTTGACGCGGCACTCCCAACAAAAGGAGGCTATTCAATTGTTGGCGGCGCGGGAGGCGTTTGGGGAACCGACGCCAGAGGCAATATTTTTAGAGACATCAGCCCAGAAGAACTCGATGTGGCCAGCGCGCTCAATTTTTTGACTACAGTTCGTAATTGCGGTGCTGGAGTTTTTATAGATATAGGGCATATCAATAAAATCAAAGAATATGCGAGACAAGTTCTATCTCCTGCGGATTTTTCTAAGGTATTTAGAAGAGTAGGTCTTGCTCGGCAAGGAGACACCCACCATCGCAGCCATTTTCATGTAAGAGTAGGCGGCGGCGGAAAAATAGGAAGAGTGGCCATAAGAAAAAGACCACCTTCGGCTGCGGGAATGAAACCAACACAACAACCCTCAACAGGAGGCAGATATTTACCCGGCTACGAATATTATCGCACACCCGACTTTGATTTCGAAACCTTCTATTCAGAACTAGATAAATATTTCCCAAATATATGCGGTCCAAAAGGTTGTGGAGCAAATGGTATACTATTTACTAGAGGACGAGATTTTAAATTTGGCCCTGAACATGCTGATGCACTCCGCATGTTAAAACAAGTACAAACTGGTAAACGCTTGACACAAGCAGAAATTGATAAATTACAAAGCGACGCCAGGGGAAGGAAATCAACGGGTACTAAATCACGAGTTTGGGTAGAGCCCTTGTGAGATAATTAAAGTATTTTGTATTAAGGAGATAAACATGTCAGAAAAAACAGAGAAAGCATTAAAAGAGGTCTTTAAAGAATATTTGCTTAACGAGGCGCCAGAATTATTGACCGAGATGCCGAAACCCAAAGACGCCACCAAAATGAGAAAGGTGTGGGATTGGATCAGACGTGTATTTGGCTCACAAACGCACGCAAAAGCGGGGATCCCGAAGGGGAGTCGGCGAATCTTGCCTCCATGGGCGCGCACCCGGAAATGGAGGTTGATACTCGGCGCCGCTGAAGCGATTCAACAGTATCAGAGACACTGGAACACATATAATTACGAAGATTGGAAGAAATTCGATCCTATCGCATATGGGGAATGGATAATGTTGGAAATATTGGTGTATTTCGAAATGGAAGGAGGCATCGCCAAATATGCCGCGTCACATCTAGATGAAAACGGCGAACCATTTAGTCCATTTACCAGAAATCCGGAGCGGGTGTCTTGGGGTATTCAAGACATCGCTGAAACGGCCAAGGAAATAAAAGATTGCAAAATGAATATTGGCCACTCCGTGGGGAAACAGGGAGATGTACAAAGATGCGAGAAACTGTTCCTCGAACTTGTCGCGAAAAAAAGGAAGCACGAACGTGCGGTCAAGCAGGCTTGGGACGACGCGGTCTCCGGCGGCACAGGACCAATATATAATGAGGACAACCCGGCCTATAAAATTCTAGACCCTTCGGATCCTGACTATAAAGAAGCGGAAGAATTAATTCGAAGAGACCACGAATGCGCCGCTAGCGCAAATAAAAACCCCGGATGCCCGCTAACCAAAAAAGAGGTCCAGCTAATGTGTACTTATATTTACGGTTCCGACGCGGACGAGTGCGGTTAATAATACTAGCTTAAACAAAGAGGGACACAATGGGCACCGCAGGACACATGCAACATCCTTTTAACGTTCCACGCGTTAAAACGGGCCAAGACTTAATTAATTATTTTGAAAGAATCGTTGGCCACCTTTCTGAAAAAAACCCTGAAACTGGAGAAGCTACTAATATAGGTAGTGTTAAATTTGATGGTATCAATGTAAGCTTTAAGCTTGTAAACGATGAGACTACTCCTACCGGAAAAGACTTTAGAATGGATCGAGGAACTTCATACACCAAATCTGTTCTTGGTATGACAACAAAAGATGCGTATGAGTTCTGGCCAGATGAATTACAAGATGATGGCACATACAAAAAACATGGCATGCCCCACGCGATCGAAGAACTTTTAAAAATATTCAACGAAGCCCTCCCGCAAATAAAACCAGAATTAGAAATTTTAGGAATGTGGGACGACCCCACTAAATATTTTAATACTGAATATATGAAAAAGGGCAAAACGAATGTTATTGAATATGCCGAAAAAATATTAGCTATACATAGTGTTAATCAGTTTTATGAAAAGAAAGCTCGCAAGTCATGGGTAGAATCGGGAAAATCTATGGACCGCCCGGGCACTCCAAGGCCAACCGATCCGGACACAGGAGAGCTAACAAAAGACGACAGCTTTGAAATCAATTATGATAAAGGCGCCCTGGCCCGAATTATAGAAAAAGTTAAGCCAATTGCAGAAAAATATAATATTAGTTTAGTTGGTGATGTACCGACAGAATTAATAACTGATATTGATTTTACCGAAACTTTGACTAGTCCATTTTCTATAAGAACAACAGAAAGTGAAACACAGACACGCACTCTTGAAGATTGGCTTTTAGATGCAATTAATCCATGGGACGCAAAAGTAACTAAAAAAGTAGTTCAACCAAATCCAGAGACTGGGGAAGAAGAAATAACTGGTAGAGAAATTCCAGCAATTGGTAAAGAAGTTTACGTAGCTATCGAAGTAGATAAGATACCATTAGATCAATATTTGTTACATCCCGAAAAAGACGTTATAATAGCCATTAACGGCGCCCTTTTCAACCACGCGACGCTCACCTTGGGAATGGACGTTAAACGCGCTCTAGGTAGCTCTAAAGGCTCTCTAGAAGGGCATGAAGGAGTTGTACTCAGAGGACTAGAGGATCGGCCCTTAAAAGTGACAGGAGATTTCATTTTAAAGGGGAGAAGTGGAGAAATAAAGAAAAAAATAAGTGGCGATAAAAAAACGATCAAAGAAGAAATAAATTTAGAAAACGACGATACAGAAAAAACAAGAATTGCAATATATCCGGGACGATTTCAGCCAATGGGGCAACATCATGCCGAAGTATTTAAAGAACTTGAACTGGATGAGAGCTTTGATAAAGTTTATATAGCTACTACTGATAAAGTAGATTTCACTGAAATTGAGGGGGTGCCTAAATCTCCTTTTAATTTTGAAGAAAAGAAACAAATAATGATGATGCACGAGATTCCGGAAGAAAAGATTATTGAAGTTGTAAATCCTTATAACGCCGTTGAAATCTTACGCGATTATGACCCCGAAACAACATCTATTACATATTTTGTGGGCGCAAAAGATATGAGAGAAAATCCTCGATTTCAAAGAACGGAAGGTGTTACTGAGGGTGGTTATGAATGGAAAATCAAAGTTAAGGATCATGTTTCAATTGATATTCCGGACATCGGAGAAATGTCTGGTACAAATATTAAAAAAGCGTTAAAAGACTCTGAACCAGAAACTTTCGAAACTATAATGGGGTGGTATGACCCGATATTATATGATCTCATTAAAAATAGATTAAAACATTTGGAGGAATCCCAGCAGCCGCTGGGAATCTTTCTGCGGTTAATCGAAGAAGCGACAAATAAAAAAGAAAACTTGTTGTTAGAGCAACAGACCAGCAGACAATTAATTGAGCCATCTCAAGTAGAACAATGGTATAGAAATAAAGGCCTTTTAGACGAGACTCGGGCCAAGTCAATAACCGCATATAATAATTATTATAAAGAATATCTTTCTGAACACACAGGGAAAATTGATCTGGAAAGCTTACTAAGGATTTCCAATGATTTAGCAACAAAAGTTAGAGATGCAATAGTTGCAAGTTATCAATCTCCAAAAAATACTTCTATAGATGAATTAATTTTGATTCAGCAAAAAAGGGCGCGCCTTGATACAAATAAGAAACGATTTCTAAATCTTCGTATAAATATGGTAAAGAAAAGACAAAACAATCAAACATTGTCCTCTCAACAACTTTTAGAAATAGAACAACAATATAATAATTATTATCTTAGGATTATTGTGGGCGCCCTTTCCAGGCCAGTACATGTTATAATAGGATATGATTTATCTCTTTCTGCTAATGTTGCATTGAGTATATATTCTTTTGAGCGACGCGGCGAGTACCATCCGGATTCAAAAATAGTATATTTAACTCCAATGAGAATAATAAAAACGGGCCTTTTAGATCAACGCCAAAGTACTCTCCCATCCGCCATCAGGCACGAATTAGATCATGCAGTTGAATATGCACTCCGAGACCTACCGAAAGAAAAGGGAGCAATTGACATTGTAGAGATACAATCTTCATTGCTTGAACTGTGTTTATTATCAAAAGAAGAGATTTCTAAAAAAGGAAAAGAATATGCCGACTGGTATGACAAGCTTACGAGTCTAGATGAAGTAAGAGCCCGAATAAGAGAAATACAAGGTTTAACTGCCGCTATAAGTCGCGATCAAGCACAATCATTATGTCAAAAAAAACAAGCAGATAGCTTTATTAATATATGGGATTTTTTAGATTGCAATTGTCGCCACCTTGCAGATGTTATTAATCAAGTTGCTGTATTAGAGCCTCCTCAAAAATCTATAAGTATGGTTTCTGAAAATATAATGAATATGATTGAAGAGGCAATTAATGAAGCAACCATCGAACGCATGTATGGCCGCGCCGCTCCCGGGAATATGGTGAGCATAATTCAGCCCGGATCTGGTAAGAGAGATGAAAAAAGCGTTAAAGATGTTGCCGAAGCAATGATAGACGCAATTATTTCAGCGATGGATGAAAAAGAACTTGATGAGAATTCAACAGCAGGCGGCGCCGGCGTGGGCCAAGCTGGAAATGTTGAAGGGGCCGCAGGCGCTTTTACTTTTGAAGTACCAGCTGAAACTACGCTATACACAACCGCGCCAGGGAAAAGAGATAAGAAGAAAAAAAAGAAAAAGAAGAAAAAGAAGAAAGAAAAACAAACGTTAATTCGTGAAGTTGAAGACTATTTATTTAGCATACTGGGAGTTGATCCATGAATCAAGAAGAAAAAAGATTAAGATCATTAATTAGAAAAGGCATCGGTGTTGTAATGGAGCGCAAAAAAACACAAGAACATGAAGGCCAAAGACTGCGCAATATTATTAGTTATTTAGTCAAAGAAGTCAAAGGAACTGCCAAAGTTGCTAATAGAGTAATCCACAAAAATAGTGGGATCAACGCATTAGACGACCTTTTAAGAGATATTATTACACAAATTGAAGGCACTTATAAAACTCTTGCCACGGACGAGCTACAGCGCAAATCATTTAGATATCATATGTTAATTAATTTTAAAAATATTCTTGCTCCTGTTAATGCAAATCGGTTTGCACCAGAAACAGGGCCAGCTTTGACTGAACAAGAAGAAAAGGAACCAGAAATTAAAGTATCAATAGATGATGAACTAGAAGACGATGATATAAATGCCCCCCCAGACCCTGATAAATTTATTCCTTTAAGACCACAAGACGAAGAAAAAGCTAAGGAAGAAAAAGAAAAAGAAGAAGGTTTTGTTAAGCTTGATTCTTCTGATCCGGATGTACAACAGGGTGCGGCGTTTGCTGAAAAAGCTTTTAACAAAGTTTCGAAACAAATTATATCTACATATGAAGACTTAATTTCTTCGAAAGACGCGGCCGCATTCGAAGACTGGGGTCTTACTAACTTAAAACTTTATTTTGATATGTTTGAAGATGAAATGGCAGACGAAATTGGTAAAGAACCAGAAAGCCCTGATTACCCACCAAAAGAAGCACCAGTAGCACTAGAAGAAGTGTATGAAATATGAAACTAACTAAATCAAAATTAAAGAAAATTATTAAGGAGGAGCTGAAAAACATTCTTTTGAATGAAGATGATGAAAAACGAACTCAATATCTTTGTATTGAATGGTTTGACGATGATCTGGATGACAAAGAAAAAGCTAGAATTAAAAGAGCATTTCGGTCTTCAAATCCAGGAAAACCTCATGGAAGCGGCGATCTTTGGAATAACTATCTTAGCAAATGGGCCGGCTGTCCCCATAAACCGCCAAACCATAAAGTAACTGTAAACACAGTTAAAACACCTCTTAAAGAATAATTTTAAAATTAAAACAATTAATTAATAACTAATTACTTAAATATTCTATCATATTTCAGAATTTAAATTAAGATGGCTTGGAACAAAAAAAGAAAACTCTTTGGAAAAAATGCTTATTACAGCATATCCAAAAAATTACGAAAAGAAAGCAAATCTAGCGAAGAATTTGAGCTAATGCTCAATGGACTTTCTTTGGAAGATGTTATTGCCCTTAAACTAGAATTAGCTACGAGACCATTTGGTGGTAAATCTTTCGGAATTCCCATATGGCACTCCATGAGAGAAATTGTGCAAGACGCTGTACTTAAAATGGCTTTATCCACTACTAGATCAAAAAAAGAAGCTGCGAGATTTTTAGGACTCATCCCTCAAGACTTCAGAAAACTAATGAAGAAATACAAGACTGAAAGCTTTTTTGAAGAAAAAGATTAAAAAAACTTGACATATAATATATCATTATATATACTTATTACAGATCTTTAACATGGGGACGAAACGGTTTCGACGAAGAGCGAAGAAAATAGCACGCAAGACTGTGTGAGTAACACAGTAAAAATGCTCAAACTTTATAAATGCCAACGATAACGTTGAATTTGATTACGCCTTAGCTGCATAATCGGAAGTTGTTAGTGACTTTCTTAAAGAACACTAGACATTTTCAATTTTAGGAAAAATTGATAGGAACTTAGTCATTTTGGTGACTATGTATATCTCGGTAGCCAACACCTTAAGTTGGTAAATGGATTCCCTGGTTTGACCAAGGTGGCTGGTACTTCGGCGGTGAATGTACCAATTTCTTGTATATCGCGTTATTTTTGATTCTTTTCGGACTCGGGTTCGACTCCCGACGTCTCCACCAAAGACATAAAAGGAGAAATTATGAGTGGACTAGTAGGTTATTTAGTTACGCTTGCTGCCGGCGCCGTTTTGGGCGTTGTGTTGGCTAAGAAAGGCGTAGTATAATGGAAGAAACTCTAAAAACAAAAGATTGGAAAACTGTTGGTACTTTTTCTACCTACAAAGAAGCAGATAGGCTTCGAAATGAATTGGTAGAAAAACACACATTAGTTAAAGTTAAGATGGGGGCCCCAGCGAGCAAACAGAATGTTTTTAGAGTTAAATGCTGGGACCCTCCTCCAATCAAAAAAGAAATAAAAAAAGAACGAAAACAGATTAAAAAAGGTAAAAACAACAAAAGGCAGCTAAAGAATGAAAGCAGGAAGATACGCGCTGGACGAGACGAATCGCAAGATTTTTATCGGAAGTAAAGTAAAATACAAAAATCGTATTTTTCTCGTTGAAGACATTGAATATTTAGACTGGACCATTAAGCAATTTTTAACCCTTGTTGATAACAAAAACAAAAACAAAAAATTAAAGTTTATCTCACCTAAAGATGTAAAGGCAATACATTGAAGAAAAATATATTAATTGTTGGTACTGGCACAATTGGCGAGCCCCTGATTGGCCTCCTGGCAGACTTCAGAAAAAAATTAAATATCGGGCAAGTAATTTTTCATAAAAGAACGCCCTTGATAGATGAAGTGGCGAAAGTCAACAGTCTAATAAAGAGAGGTGCCAAATTGGCTGTGAATGAAGATCTAATCTCTTCCTTCAAGGAGCTACGTCATAAAGTTTCATACAATTTCCAGGAAGCTCTAGAGAAAGCAGATGTTGTAATCGATTGCACCCCCGCTGGTAACGAGCATAAAAAGAAGCATTACGTAAAATACCCAGGCAAAACTTTTATAGCGCAAGGTAGCGAAAAGGGCTTTGGAGTACCATATGCATATGGTATCAATGACGAGGTACTCGATAAGAAGCCCTCTTTCATTCAAGTTGTTAGTTGCAACACGCATAATATTGCCTCCATTATAAACTCAATCGACCCGAGCATTGGTAGCATAGAGCGTGGAGATTTTGTTTGTATTCGGAGAGCTAATGACATAAGCCAAGAAGGAGGCTTTATACCCTCCCCACAGGTTGGAGTCCACAATTCTGAAAAGTTTGGTACCCACCACGCTAAGGATGCATACGATCTGTTTCGTACAAAGAATAAGTTTGTCAATATTTTTTCAAGTGCCCTCAAAGTTAATTCTCAATATATGCACATTATTCGCTTTAATTTGGTAGCCTATGGGCACATATCAAAAGAAAATTTAATTAATCGCTTTAGAGAGAACAAGTTTGTAGCGCTCACTCACAAAGAAGCGACAAACAGAGTGTTTTCTTTTGGTAGAGATCATGGATATTATGGACGAATATTTAATCAAACAGTAGTATCGATTCCATCTTTAACAGCAACTAGTCTCCCTGGAAAAACACAAGTCAGCGGATTTTGTTTTACACCTCAAGATGGGAATTCGCTACTTAGCAGCGTTGCAGCTGCTTTATATGGAATTTATGGAGAAGATTATCTTTCAAAGATGGCGATATTTGATGATTTTCTTTTTTCGGAGATTTAAATGCAATTTAATTACGGCTATGTTTGCGAACCAAACAATATATCAATAACAGTAGAAAACACCCCCACTTATAGTAAAGGAATAAAGATTATTTTTTATCTTGGCAACAAAGAAGCATTTTCTACAATTCAATCACTTCCAACTTTTACTCCTGATAAAGATGATATTGATGATGTTGTCAGATCATATTGCAATTTAATAAAAGGCTGTACTAAAAAATATATACAAGGTCGCTTCCCAATAAATAAAGTTATGACGGTAATGTTAGTTAATCAATCTTTAAAAAAAGTGCGCACAAAAATTGGAAAAACAATTTGGACAAGCTAGCTAGAGGTGGGAGTATCTACCATTATTATCTTCAATAAAATCCATTAATGATTCATAAGTTGGCCCTAAAGAAATTACGGGAAACCTTATAAGCAAAGAGTGAATCAACCCTACTAATTCAAATTTATCGTTTAAGACCATCGAACCAGAAGATCCCGGCGCAGCCGGTAACGTATACACAGAAACACGATTGAGACCCCATTTATTTGTTGCTTCTCCGTTATGAAAGCCATCAATTATTGGTACCATCTGATAATCAAATATTCCAACCGGCGCGCCAATATTATATATACGAGATCCGGGCAACGGCTTATAAGCTGCAATTTTAACTGGTGGCCTTCGAAGGTTTTTGGCAAACAACATGCATATGTCATTAGCATTATCTCTTTCTAACGCCACAGCCTTATACTTTTTACCATCAATGTCAACTAATTTAAAGGTGGTGTAAAGGGCGGTAGGTTCAGAAGCGCAAACATGAGCGGCAGTTATAACTAAACTTCCATTATTGGTGTTTTTTATTACAAAGCCAGACCCGATATAACGAGCGGTTTCGCCAATTTTAATGCACCTTTTAAAGAGACATATTTTACTTTCTTCCTTCACTGTTACGAACATAAAAGAATCGCGAGGTAAATTGTGTGCCGTTTCTTCGGCTGTATAGTGATAGGTGTTTTTATTGTGGTGGTGGGTATAGGTGCATGTTACTAAAAAAAGAACTAATAGAGACATTAGAATTTTTTTCATTTGGAAGCCAACTCCAGTTTCCATCGTATTTCAACCTTTTTTTTGCCATTCTTGTCTTTGGTTGTTTTTTCTTTGTATTCTGCTATTATATTTGATCCGTTGGTTGTCCATCTTGCAATTGTTTCTTGAGGGTTTATTTCTTTATAGCGCCCCATTGCTACGTCAATTATGAACTGGATGCTGGCCTTTACCAAAGAAGCATCTTCTGTTTTATATCGCGTAATAACATGTGTTTTCTTTTCTTTATGAATTTTGTCCAACCACACAAGACATCTTGCGAATTTTGGTAAAATTTGTTTTTTGACCGAGGCCTCTTGTGAACTTACAACTTCATATAGAAATCCCTTAATGGCATATATCTGATCGTTGTCCATGGGTGTACACCCCTTTTTGCATAGCACCACCTTAGCTTGCGCTAAAGCTGGAACGAGCAAAAGCATGAGTGTGGTCATCAATGCTTTTTTCATTTTTAAAGAACCTCCTAATAATAACTATGAGCGAAATAAAACAACAGTTCTTTTTCTTAATAAAATAATCAAAACTATTTATAATGTGCATTAAATACAAATCATTTATATGGCGAAAAAAACTTATATTCTAGATACAAGCGTCTACCTAACAGACGCAAACGCGCTAACTGCTTACCAAAACAATGATATAATCATTCCATTTAAAGTTTTAGAGGAAGTAGATAAGCACAAGAAGCGACAAGATAGTGTCGGCTCTAACGCTCGAAAAACAATTCGAACGCTTGATTCCATAAGAGAGCGCGGTTCGCTCTATAAGGGGGTCCGGATCGCCAAAGGAAAGGGTATTGTGACGGTTAAGGGCGCCGAAAGTAATCTTTTGGACACATCTATAGCAGATAATGAAATAATTACAGTTGCACTAGAAGAAAAACAAAGAAATGAACAAAGAAAGGTGATCCTGGTTTCGCGCGACATTAATATGCGCGTAAAATGCGATGCGCTGAATCTTTTAACCGAAGACTACATTATTAATCAAGTAGTCAAAGATACCGATCATTTGTATACAGGCTTTAAGATGCACCTTGTTGATGATCAAATTATTGACCAGTTTTATAATGGAGAAAAAATTTATTTAGACAAAGAGGACGTGGCACTGCAACCGAATCACTTTTTAATGCTAGTTTCCAACTCCAATGAAAAGAAAACTGCACTTGCAAGATTTTATAATTATTCAAAGCCCCTTAAAAGAATTAATGGGGAACATAAACATGGCGTATGGAACGTACGAGCCCGCAACAAAGAACAAAGTTTCGCTCTTGATTTATTGATGGATCCTGATGTCCAAGTCGTCACTTTGGTCGGAAAAGCTGGTAGCGGCAAAACACTTTTATCTATAGCCGCCGGCTTAGCTCAGGCGGTGGAAGAAATCAAAGATACTACGTATAAGAGATTGATCGTGTCTCGCCCAATTCAGCCGTTAGGAAAAGATATTGGATATCTACCCGGAACAATGGAAGAAAAAATGGCGCCTTGGCTTAGTCCCATCCAAGACAACTTGAGATATTTAATGGGGAATGATAAAGAAACCTTAAGAATGTATACGTCACAAGGTATAATAGAGATTGAAGCTTTGACTTATATAAGAGGGCGCTCAATTGCAGATGCTTTTATTATAATCGACGAAGCACAGAACTTGACAGCACATGAATTAAAGACTATAATTACAAGAGTGGGCGAGAACACAAAAGTTGTGCTAACTGGAGATATCGATCAAATTGATAATGCGTATGTTGATGAAACATCAAATGGATTAGCATACGCAGTAGAAAAATTTAAGAGTCATGATCTATCGGGTCACATTACTTTAGTAAAGGGCGAAAGATCTAAAGTTGCCACATTAGCAGCAAAAATTCTTTAAAAAGCTTGACAAAATAAAATATTATATATATAATGGAGATAAATATGAGTACTGAAAATGAAAATCCGGAATTGCTGCAGTCAGTAGAAAAATCAAACGAGTTGAAAGAATGGCTTGTAAACTATGTAGGAAATAAATATAATCCAGATTCCGATGAAGTGACTGTAGAAATGATTATTAAAACAATGGCTGAAGAATTTCCTGAATTTCTTTTAGTTTTAGCTGAAGAAAATTTTATACGAGGATATCAACAAGCATTAGCTGATATCGATGAAGGAGAAAATTTAATGCAAAAAGATGGAGTGGTTTAATAGTGAATTATATTTCTGAAAGTGCTGAGAGAGCAAAAAAGAATAGTAGAGAAAAACATATATATGGAGACAAATTGGTTTATATAAAGGACCAACTGCCATATGGTTTTGATTTAAATTATGTGCTAGAAACAATAGAGAAATTAATCCCTCGAACGTTTTTTAGTAACATTGATTCAATTTATGTAGGAAAGTTTAAAATTTTAGATAATGGCGACCTTCCTTTCAATGCAAAATATAAAGACAATGCTTTATATATCACGAATGATCAAGATAACGAAAATGATATGATGGATGACATTGTGCACGAAATTGCGCATGCCGTTGAAGAACAATTTGAAGAACAGCTTTATTCTGATGTCTCAATTGAAAACGAGTTTAGAGGAAAAAGAGAAACTTTATATCACCTTTTAGACCAAGAAGGATATGAGCCCCCCGGGAAACAATTTAATAATATCGAATACAACAAGTATTTTGACCATTATCTTTATAATATTGTAGGATATCCTACGCTAAACGCTTTAATCGCGGGCCTGTTTTATTCTCCATATGCTGTGACGTCTTATCGAGAATATTTTGCAAACGGTTTCGAGAACTATTTTTTAAGAGATCAAAACTATTTAAAGAAAGTAAGTCCGATATTATATAATAAGATTGTCGACTTATTAGTTGACCAAACAGAAGAGGAATTATAGAAAATGAATATTAAGTTTATCGATAAGAACACTGTAGAAATTACAGCATCTTTAAAGTGGATCGCCACGCGCCCACCAGCGTCACAAAGGAAAATTATAAAAAAAGAAGAGTTTATTGCTAAGTTCAAAAAGAAACACCCTTCTTATACTGTAGAAAAAGTCGAAGGCCCCGATAAGATTTCCAACTTTAGAGAAGAAAGACAGTCTAAAGGGGCATGGGTGCTCACGGTATCGAAAATTGAAAAAAGCAAGCTTGCACCAAAAAAAGTAAAAAAAGTGATCACTAAACCGCAACAGCCACAAAAAGAAAAGAAACAAGGTGTTTAATGCCCCACATATCTTTCTCAGAATTAAAATTATGGAATGAGTGCCCCTGGAAACACAAGCTCGTTTATTTAGATGGCATCAAGGCCTTTGAGGGCAATGAGCACACAGCTTTTGGTACAGCAATTCATTCTGTTTGTGAACAACTGGTCGAGAATAATATTAAAAATGCAGCTGAATATTTTCAGGAACAATTTTTAAAAGAACTACAAGAATTACCAAAAGATTATGAATTGAAAAAAGATCTTGTTACTAGTATGCGTATGCAGGGATGTATGTTGATTGGCCATATATTGCCATCATTAAAAGATTATTTTGGAAGTTATGAGTTGGTTTCTGTTGAAGAAAAACTATATGTGCCCATTGAAGGATATGACGATTATAATTTTAAAGGGTATATTGATTTGGTTTTGAAAACTTCTGATGAAAAATATCATATTATTGATTGGAAGACGTGTTCTTGGGGTTGGGATCCACGACGCAAAAGTGATAGAATGACAACATATCAATTAACACTATATAAGCACTTCTTTTGTATTGAACATGGTATAGACACGTCAATGGTAGACACACACTTCGCGCTGCTTAAAAGAACAGCCAAAAAAAATAATATAGAGTTATTTAAAGTTACTAGTGGTAATAAAAAAACTGAAAATGCCCTTAAATTATTGAATAAATCTCTTTATAATTTAACTAATAAAAATTATATTAAAAATCGCGCGGCGTGCCAAGGAAGATTTGGCCCCTGCGAATTTTTAAAATCACAACATTGCAATTAAGAGGCCCGCATGAGCGAAAAAATTAAGATCATGACTATTAGTGATATGCCTTTTGCACCTTCTGGTGTGGGCACACAAACAAGATATATTATTGAGAATATGTTAAAAACTGGCAAATACAAATTTGTTAGCTTAGGGGGCGCTATGAAACACGCCTCGCACAAACCGATTACAACTGAAGAATGGGGCGAAGACTGGATTACTTTTCCAGTAGATGGATACGGCACACAAGAAATTGTAAGATCAATTCTTCGACAAGAAAAACCTGATATACTTTGGTTTATGACGGACCCAAGATTTTGGGGTTGGCTGTGGGAAATTGAAAACGAAATCCGCCCACTGGTTCCAATGGTCTATTATCATGTTTGGGACAACTACCCCTACCCAGACTATAATAAAAAGTTTTATGAATCAAATGATTTGATCGCGACAATATCTAAAGTCACTGATGACGTTGTAAGAACTGTGGCGCCCTCAGTAAAATCAATTTACTTACCGCACGCTGTCAACACAGAAGCATTCAAAAAACACGATTCAGAAAAAGTTAAATCATTCGTTATGAACAGTTTTGGCGATAAATATGATCCGGATAAATTCATTTTCTTTTGGAACAATAGAAATGCACGCCGAAAACAAAGCGGCTCATTAATTTTTTGGTTTAAAAAGTTTTTAGATAAAGTGGGACACGACAAAGCTTCTTTAATAATGCATACCGATGTTAAAGATGCTCATGGGCAAAACCTTGAAGAGATTGTTAACCATTTAGGAATAAACAATGGAGAAGTGATGTTCTCGCAGAAAAAAATAAATCCAGAAGTATTAGCATTATTATATAATATGGCTGATTGTACAATTAATATAGCAGATGCAGAAGGGTTTGGTTTATCTACTTTAGAATCATTGGCTTGCGAAACCCCCATTATTGTCAACATGACAGGAGGCCTACAGGAACAAGTAACAGATGGCGAAGAGTGGTTTGGAATTGGGGTAGAGCCTACATCCAAAGGAATAATCGGCTCACAGGAAATATCTTGGATTTATGAGGACCGGCTTTCTGAAAAGGTGGTTGTTGATGCGATGTTAGAAATGTATAACAAGTCTAAAGAGGAAAGATCTGAATTGGGCAGGAAAGGGCGCAATCACGTAATGACTAACTATAATTTTGATAATTTTATTAAAAAATGGGATGAAGTGTTTACAATGGTCCACGAAGAATATGGTTCGTGGGGCACGCGAAAACCATATGATAATCGCTGGGTTTTAAAGGAGATCGCATGAAAAAGAAAATATTGGTTAGAGCACCTGTTTTAACGCGGTCAGGCTATGGGGAACATTCTCGATTTGTCTTGCGTTCTCTTCGCACACAAGAAGACAAATTTGATATTTATGTGTTTCCTGTGAATTGGGGCAAGTGCGGCTGGATATACGACGATAATGAAGAGAGAAGGTGGCTGGACAAGCTTATTACCAAGACCGCTCATTATAACCAGGATAAAAATGCATTTTATGATATTAGTATTCAAGTCTCTATCCCAAATGAGTGGGAGCGCATAGCGCCCATTAATATTGGTGTTACCGCCGGAATTGAAACGAATCGTGTCGCCCCAGTGTGGCTCGAAAGAGCAAACATGATGGACAAAATTATTACAATCTCTAGTCATTCAAAAAATGTATTTTTAAACACAGAATACGATGCAGTACACAAAGAAACAGGGCAAAAGCTTCAGCTACGCTGCAATAAGCCTGTAGAGGTTGTCCACTATCCCACAAAAGAATTTGAAGATCTTAATCTTAATTTAAAATTGGAAACTGATTTTAATTTCCTTGCAGTTGCCCAGTGGGGCCCCAGAAAAAATTTAGAAAACACAGTAAGATGGTTTGTTGAAGAGTTCATTGACCAGCCGGTGGGCCTTGTTGTTAAAACTTTTATGAAAGGTAATTCCGTCATTGATCGCACACACATCGATGCGAAACTTACAAATATATTAGAAAAATATAAAAATAGAAAATGCAAAGTTTATTTATTGCACGGAGACATGACAGATCAGGAGTTGCACTCCTTGTATAAACACCCGAAAATTAAAGCATTTGTTTCGCTTGCCCACGGAGAAGGTTTTGGACTTCCTCATTTTGAAGCCGCATATTCAGGCCTCCCGGTGGTGGCGCCAGAATGGAGTGGGTATCTTGATTTTCTTTGTGCCCCGAGAAAGGATAAAAAAACTGGAAAAGAAAAAATTAAACCATATTTTGCATGCGTAGACTGTGATTTACAGCCTGTACAAAAAGAGGCGCAATGGGATGGGGTTATACAAGCGGATTCAATGTGGTGTTTTCCGCAGCAAGGCTCATATAAAATGAAACTTCGCGAAGTACATAAAGATTATGGGCGATTTAAGAAACAGGCGGATTCGCTTAAAAAATGGATATTAGACAACTTTTCTGAAAAAAAACAATATGAAACATTTGCTAGCCACTTAAAAGAATATGCCCCCGTTCCGGGCGAGTTCGTATCTAACAATGAAATAGATGATTTATTTAATAAATTAGCTAAACAGAGTGTATGATCTTTTTTGTTTGCGACATGTTTGCCGAACAGTATGAGGGCGGCGCTGAATTAACTACAGAAGCTATAATTAAAAAGGGATTATTTCCAGTAAATAAAGTTATTTGCAGCGAAGCCAATCCCGCCATTATGGAAAAGTATAAAGATGCATTTTGGATATTCGGAAATTATAGAGACCTATCAGAAGAGTGTCTTATGTATGCTGCGAAAAATCTTCACTATAGCGTTTTGGAATATGATTATAAATTTTGTTTCTATCGCTCTATTAAGAAACACGAATTTGCGGAAGGAGCTTGTACGTGTGTAACTTCAAGAAAAGGAAAGTTAGTATCCATTTTTTTGCACAATGCAAAAGCCACCTGGTGGATGTCTCAAAAACAGATGGAAAAATATCAGAGTCTTTATCCATTTTTGAAAAAGAGCAATAATATAGTATTAAACTCTGTGTTCTCTGATGAAACTTTAGAGTACGTTGAAACACTAGATACAGAAAATAAAAATGATACATGGTTGATATTGGATTCTCCTTCTTGGATAAAGGGGGCAAAGGAATCCATCAATTATGCTGAAAAAAATAATTTAAAGTATGAACTAATCTGGGATATCCCGCACTCGAAACTTTTAGATAAGCTAGCGCAATCTAAAGGGATTATTTTTTTCCCCCAAGACTCTGATACATGTCCGAGGATGACAGTAGAAGCCCGACTACTTGGTTGCGAAATTATATCAAATGACAATATGCAGCATAAAGACGAGCCGTGGTTTAAAAACAAAAATTCTACCATAAAACACTTAAGGCAGAGAACAAATATTTTTTGGAAAGAGATAGAAAATATCGCTGCCAAAAATCTAAATATTCCGCAAACAATTAGCGTTATTAGTGATCTTAAGTTTAAAATTGTAGTTCCGTTTTTCAACTGCGAAAGGTGGATCAAAAAATGTATCAACAGCATGCAAAGTCAAAAATATAAAAATTTTGAATGTTTTTTGATAGATGATGCGTCAACGGACAATTCAGCAGGCATCGTAAAAAAAGAGATTGCAAATGATTCTAGATTTAATTTAATACAGAATAGAGAGAAGAAATATGCCCTCTCCAACATTGCCGGCGCAATAGAAGAATTCAATTGCAATGATGATGATGTAATTATTTTACTTGACGGAGATGACTGGTTCGCTTCTTCGCTAACTTTGAATAAACTTTGTGAGAGCTACGGTGACAAATTAATGACTTATGGAAGTTACGTTTTTAATCCTAGCGGTATAAGAGGTCCTGAACCATCAGAATATTCAAATGAAGTGATTAAAACAAGTTCTTTTAGAAAAGATCAATGGAGAGCCTCTCATCTAAGAACTTTTAAATATGAACTATGGAAACGTATTGATCATAATGATTTAAAAGATGAGAATGGTGATTATTATAAAATGACTTATGATCAAGCCATAATGTTTCCCTTGTTGGAAATGGCAGGAGATCGCTCCGCCTTTATACCAGAAATTTTACACGTCTACAACAAAGACAACCCATTAAGTGTCGACAAAAATAAAGCACAAGAACAATGCGCCCTGGCTCAAAAAATTCGTTCTAAAAAGACCTATAGCAAATTAGTATGAATATACATTTAGAAAATGTTAATTTACAAAGCACATCCGGTCCAAATCACTTTGCTTCAAAGTTGATTAAATATTTAGACGCCACTTTTGATTACAATGAGAAACCAGGCGCGAGATTATGTTTTATAGAGTCTCATAGAAGCACGTTCGACGACATACCCTTATTTCAAAGGCTGGATGGCATATATTTCAACACAGCACAAGATTACAAATCGCAGAATACAAACATAAAAAGAACTTATGACAATGCAGATGGTGTTATTTTCCAATCAAACTTCAATAAAGAGCTTATAACAAAGCATTTCGGAGAACATAAAAACTCCACTGTTATACATAATGGTGCTGATGTTGAGTATATTGATAAAGTTCCACCACTGGAAAATTCAAAATTAGATCAACATGAAAATGTTTGGTGTTGCGCTTCTTCCTGGAGGCCACATAAAAGATTGTCTGAGAATATAAAATATTTTTTAGAACACTCTTCTGAAAAGGATTGCTTAGTAATTGCAGGCCCTAAAGATCAAGATATAATTAAAAATGATAGAATTTTTTATGTTGGAAATGTAAGTATCCTTCCACTTATTTCTTTATATAAAAGATCTAAATATTTCATACATTTAGCATGGCTCGATCATTGTCCAAACGTTGTTGTAGATGCTCGCGCAGCAGATTGTCAAATTATTTGCACTTCTGCTGGAGGCACAAAAGAAATTGCTGGGCCGAATGCAATTGTGATTGAAGAAGATAAATGGGATTTTGAGCCAGTTGAATTATATAGCCCCCCCCCATTAGACTTTAGTAAAAAGATTAAAAATGATTGGGAAATAGATTATAATATGAGAGCAGTCGCAAAAAAATATAAGAATTTTCTAGAAGGTGTGATAAATGAGAAAAACAAGACATTATAACAATTATAAAGAATACCTAGATCATCAAAAAACCAAGACTCTTGACCCAGCGCGCCGAAAAAAATGGCTTAATGAAGAGTGGGAATTAAAATTAGATGGTTTTGGGCGGATGTTTGATCGACATATGGGTACTGTTTTACGGCCGGAAATGAAAGTTTTATGTGTTGGCGCCCGTACAGGTCAAGAAGTAGTCGCCCTTAGAGATAGAAATATTGATGCAGTTGGAATTGATATTGTTCCACACCCACCACACGTAATCCAAGGAGACATGCACAATCTAGATTTTCCAGATAATAGTTTTGATTTTGTCTTTTCTAATATATTTGATCATTCGTTGTATCCCGACAAGAAGATTTCAGAGATAGAAAGAGTATTGAAAACCAATGGACATGTTTTATTACAATTCCAAATTGATATTAGCCAAGATGAATATACAGAAGTTATCGTTAATCGTGTTGATCATGATGTATTGCCCTTGTTTGAAAAGTCATTTTGTATTGTTAAAGAAAATATTCCAAGAAACTTTGCAGGGATGAATTATGAAGTATTAATGAAAAAAGATGCGCTTATGTCTTCCTTGTATGATAAGGTTGGCAATGTGACAGAAATCACGTTACCAGAAGAATATAAAAAAATTTGGAATGATATAAATTTGCCAATTCAAACCAACAAAGGGCATGTACATAATATACAAGGACCCGAGCTTGATGAGTGTTTGAATAAATTATCCAAAAGGGCATATTATCTTGTCTCTATAGCAGAACACTTCGGTGTTAAAAACATTGCTGAAGTCGGCACAGCACAAGGATGGCAATTTTACTCTTTCGCTCATTATGCACAAAAAGTTGGTGGCAAGGTTTATAGCTGCGATATTAAAGATGTTAGAAATGAACAATATAAAAATAAATATTTGAATTCATCTGTATTCTGTTTAGGGGATAGTAAACAACTAGCTAATAGATTAAAAGAAGATAATACAAAAATTGATTTATTCTATATTGATGGCGATCACATAGCAAAAGCTGTCTTAACGGACGTGATTAACCTCAGAGATTATCAATCGGATCAATGCATATGGGTTTTTGATGATTATGATGCAAGATTTGGGTGCTTTAAAGAGATAGGAATGTTACAACAAATTAATAATAATTTTAAAGTTTATCGTGTTGGAGATGCAGCCAGCGGAAATCCAAACCATCAAGTTGTTATATTGGGGAAACTTTAAGGAAAAAAATGTTAAAAAGTTTAGAATTTAAATCATTTGAGTTTAACTCGCGCAAAGAAACATTAATCGGCATCGACGCAACTAGAAAGTACGTAATCAAGATACAGATTATAAAAAATAAAAACAAAGCCAACAGTATAGAACAAGAATACGAAGTGATGAAACATTTAAATAAGAATGGTTGCGTAACGTGCCCAGAAGCATATGAGTTGGGGACAGTACAAAAATCAGAAATTTATCCTAAAACAAGAGAAAACAATATTTTAGATTCTATTGATAAAACAAAATTTGAATATATTATTCAAGAGTATATCCCAGACAGCGGAACACACAAATTAGCAGATATAGTGTTAGCCCTTATTGAACAAAAAAAATTAGGAGTTTATCAAGGGGACGTAAAGCCAGATAATGTTAGATTTGATCCGAGTAAAAATATTTGTTATTTTATTGACTACGATCAGTCTATTTTTCTCAGTGATGAACAATCTAATCTAGATAATATTAGTTTTTTAAATTTTTGTTCTGAGTATGATAAAGCCAAGTATGGCTTCGGCAATTGGCTTCGACATTTTTCTCGGTATACAGAGCGTAATGTAACATCTTTGTTTAGTAATAAGGCTTTCAATCTTGAAGCTACTACTGTTTTTAAAACTCAAAAGACTACTAATTCTGCAAGTGGCATATACCACTCTATTGATGAAAGAGACATTTTTATTAATGGCTCAAGGGCGCTGGATGTTCGTGCAAAACTATTGGATGAATGTACTTTTGATGCAAATGAAAGAGTTTTAGATATTGGTTGTAATGCGGGGCTGCTTAGCATGTATCTTCACGATAGGGGATGCCGAACAGTTGGAGTTGATAACGATCCTCATATTGTTGTTGCATCTAAAATTATTTCAAACATTCTTGGGAAAAACATTGAGTATTTTCATCTAGATTTAGATCGCACAGAACAGGTAGAAGACTTTGATACAATAATGTTGTTTTCAGTAATTCACCACACCAGAGACCTTGTTAAGAATGCTAGAAAAATAGCAAATTCATGTTCTAGGTTTTTTTTGGAAACCAGATTAATTGAGAGCGGTAAACAACCATATGGAGATATATGGGTAGACACGACAAGATGGTCTTTTGATACTGTTGATGAATTGGTTTCTTTTTGTGAAAGTATTTTTGAAGGCTTTAAGTTGAAAACTAACTTAGGAATGGCAGATAAAGATCGTTATATATTAGAGTTTGTTAAGTGAGAGATATAGCGATTAAGAAAATATGTAGTAAACTAATTGATAGATATCATATAAATTTAGATGATAAAACTGCACTAGATTTTTTTGCCAGAGAAGGAGATTGGCAGACGTCTTATTATGCCAATAAAATAAAGAAAATTTATGCATGGGAAATCAACCCTAGGCACGAACAAAATTTAAAACAAAATTTACCTGAAAATGCTGATGTAACCATAGGAGATTCATTTGTATTGGCAAAACAAAACAATATCTTTTTTGATATGGTTGTTTTAGATAACCCACAGGGATGTTATGGCAAAAATAAAATGTATTGCGAGCACTTTGAAGCATTAGAGCTTTCTCTTGATTTATTAAAAAACTCCGGCGCCCTACTGATTTTTAATGTTAAGGCACAACCATTTAATTATGCGGATAACAAACAATGGCAAAAAAGACGTAATGATTTTTATTCATTAGGGGATTGTTCTTGTCTTTCTAAAGAATTTATATTTAGTTTTTATGAAAATTATTTTAACATACGAGGATATGTAACTAAGTTTGCTTTTATAGAAACCCGACCACAAGAGCCTGGATTATATGCTTTTGTAACACAAATAGTAAGGATTGCTGATGATAATTGAGAACATAACTAATGGTTTAAATACAACAAAAAAAGCTGCTTTATATTATAAGACAGAACCCTACTATACCAATGTGGATTCTTATGTACATACAAATAACTGGGAAATATTACAATCAATAAACATCTTAAACCGGCGAGGGTATTCCGTTGATTTGTTAGATCGGGGGATTCATAATTGGGCTCCTAAATTATCTTATGATATATTTCTTGGCCTAGGCGTAGGAAATACAGGAAGAAATTTTGTAAGGTGGGCCACCGCTTCCAGGGCCAAGCAAAAAGTTTTGTTATCGATGGGCCCTCAACCAGATGTTTCTAACAAACTGGTGCATATGCGATATGAGATGTTCAATAAAAGAACTGGACAGCATGCCCCTCCGATGAGAACCGTTGAGGCAGTAACGGGCGATCAATTTATTGAAATTATAAACACCGCAGATTTTGTGTTTAACATTGGCGAAAAAAACACTCCAAGTTATAATAGTTTTGCCAAGTATGGAAAGCCCGTTTTGAATTTTTATCCGTCTGTAAGCCCTGCTGTACAGTTCCGCCCGGATTGGATTGAAACAAGAGACCTTAATTCATTTTTGTGTTTTGCTGGAAATGGATTTATTTGTAAGGGCGTGGACCTTGTAGTGGAATCATTTTTGAACAATCCCACAAAACAATTACATATATGTGGACCAAATACAGAAAAAGCCTTTTTTAATTATTATGGAGATCTTATCAACAAAGCACCCAACATTAAATATCATGGTTTTATTACGCCCGGAGGAAAAGTATTTAATGAATTAGCCGCCAAGTGCTCGTTTGTCATTTTTCACTCCGCGGCCGAAGGTTGTTGCACCTCTGTTGCCACCGCAATTAAAGCCGGCCTGGTGCCAATCATTAATCCATGGACCGGCATTTGTATTAATAATCAAGATGGCATTGTATTAAGTGAAGATGGGATCTTGATTGAAAATATATCTGATGGGGTAAAAAAAGCTTCATCGATGAGCGACGCGGCCTATGAACAGATGTTGAGCCATACTTTAAAAAAATCTGAATTGTTTTCACAACAATCCTTTATAAAAAGCTATGCAGCTGCGCTAGATACAGTGATAGGGGAGGAATAATGAAAATTGTTTTTAACACACAACAGCCGTATGCGCCATGTTCCATGTTTTACACGGCAGCGTTTCAGGGAATAGACGATTTAGTTTTTTATGATAATGATTTTGCTTCATATGATGTGGCATTATTTATGACATATGATCATGAACAAATAAAACATGTTAAACGGAGGTTTCCTCAATTAAAAGTAGGCATAATTGATCCACGCAGCAGCAAAGTATATGATAGCACACAATATTGTGATTTTATTGTCATTGACAGCATTGAAATGGAAGATTTTTGGAGGATGTCTGGGAAGCCTATTTTTAGATACATTGAATACCCCAACATACCATATGTGAAGAAAGTGCATGAACAAAAAGATAAGATAATTATTGGCTACCATGGCAACCAAATTCATTTAGCATGCATGGCAGAAAATGTTACGCCCGCTTTATCGGCGCTCGGTAAAAAATACAACATAGAGCTTTTAGTTATGCACAATGGCTCTCCACCGCGCGGCAACGAAAATTGGATTCCAGATAACGTGTCAGTTCGCCACATTCCATGGAGTATGGAAAACTATATTCATGAATTAGGACATTCAGATATAGGCATTGTGCCCAACAATAAAATACATGATGTTTCAACAAAGTTATTAACTAAAACAAATAATAATTTTAACTATACTGATGATGATTATTCCTTAAGGTTTAAAATGCCGTCAAACCCGGGGAGGTACGTTATTTTTGGCAAATTAGGTATCCCCGTGGTTGCTGATTTCTACCCATCAGCGTTACAGTATTTAAAAAACGATGTCGGATTTGTAGCCCATAGTAAAGCCGGTTGGCACCATTGTTTGGAACAGCTAATCATTTCTTATAATTTGCGACAAAAGATGGGCGACAAACTTCAAAGTTTAGTGCGAGAAGAGTTTGATTTTGAGTTGCAAAATAAGAAACTAATTTCTTTTTTAAAAGCTAATGTATGATGATGAAAGATTTATATTTTTTTATTGCCCATTTAGATGATTTTGAAATATCGTGTTTGGGATACCTTTTTAAAAATAAACACCAATACAATAATATTAATATTATTATATCTACGAATTGGGCACCCAAAAAAGAGATATGGAAAGAAAATCTTGAGCTGATAAAATCTAAATTAGACATTAATGTTGATTATATTAATTTGGATTACAATCAAAGAACACTGATGAGCAATTTTGACAATTTAAAAGACGACTTCTATAAACAAATAAATTTTAATAATAGATTTGATATTGTCACGCACGATAGTGAAGATTGCCACACGGATCATATAGCCTGCAACATAATCGCCACGGGCCTTTTTAAATACACGAATAAGTTTGTAACTATATATTCACCCAGCTCTAAAAATTTTAAGGCAAATTATTGGATTGGGTTGACTAAAAAAACATATCAATTCAAAAAAGAATGTATTGATAAATATAATATTAATAATGAACAATCTTATACAAAATTGGGCTATTATATACAAAACGAAGATCATTATAATATTGGTAAATCCTATTATCTTGAAAATTTTGTACATCAAGACTGCGATTATTATGAAACCTATAGAATACTTAAGTCTTTAGAGTGAGAATAAGCATACATCAGCCGGAACATATGCCATGGCTTGGTTTTTTTAACAAAGCTATTAATTGTGATATTTTTGTGCTTTTAGATACCGTTCAGTTTGAGAAGGATTATTTTCAAAATCGAAATCAAATTATATCAAATAATGCTAATGGTCGAGAGTGGCTCACCATCCCTGTAAAAAAAGGCAGACACACAGATTTAATTTGTGAAAAACAAACAGCATTTAATCGAAAGACCAAAAATAAATATTTACAACAAATATATAGAGCCTATAGTTCTTATCCTTTTTATCGCGATATAATGTGCGACATTACAAGCATTATTAATTATGATGATGTATATTTATCAAAGTTGAACATCAAGCTAATAAAATATTTTATTAATCTATTAAACATAAAATGTAAATTACAAGTATCATCTGATCTTCAGTTGAGGCCATGCGAACCAGGCGGCGTAATAAATTATAATATTTGCAAGAAGCTGGGTGCAACAACGTATTTGTCGGGAAAATCAGGTAAAAATTATTTAGACGAAACCCCGTATTTAAAAGATAATATTTCTGTTAAATACCAAAATTTTAAACATCCAGAATATCTTCAACCTAGAGACAGTTTTATTTCTAACTTGAGTATTCTAGACTTGGTTTTTTCTTTAAGTGTTGACCAGTGTTGTGATATAATAAACGAAGCATACCAGATATAAATTAACAGGAGTAAACGTGTTAGATAAGAAGAAAGTGAGAGGATTAATATGTGGCCGCGGCAAATCATTAAAACACTATAATAAGCTTTTATCGACAAAATTTGATTTTACTTACCTGGTTAATGAATTTAATCGATTTATTAGAGAAGATGAAAATTTATTGTTGTTTTTAAAAAGCAAGTCAGAAGAAGGTCACTTAACCCAACAAGTCAATATCGAAGCTGGGGGAGTTGACTCTTTTTTGTTAGAAAACATAGAAATAAAAGAAATAATAATGGCTAGGTTGGCATACAATGGTGAAAACTCAAAATGGCGCCCTCGTATAAATACAAACATTTTTAATCACTTTGGAAAAACCCTACAATTACAGCCGGATACAGTCGCTCCTTATATGAAATATATTGAAAACTCTTTAGGTATTGCAATATTGAATTTAATAGTTGACAAGGGTTGCGATGAAATATGTATTATAGGCTCGGACTTTTATGAGGCTGACTATTATCTTTCCCACCGCGGCCCTGATTGGTTTGAGGTTTCTAAGAAGAAAATACAGGATAAATTAAAAAAAGGGATTGATCAGTTGGTGGAAATATTCCCAGAGGTGAAGTTTAATATTTACACCTGTTCAACTTATAAAAATAATTTTGCTAACTGTGATATCACAAAAATTGAGTAAATTTTAATATGAGCACCAAAACAGATATCGGTATGAAAATAACTTTTATTAACATGCCTCTTCGCGAATCAGCTTCGCCCAATACTCCACCCGAAGGTCCAGGTATATTAGCAGCAATTGCACGCCGGCACGGAGCAGAGTCGTATATACTTGATTTAAATGCTTATCGGATTAAAGATATCATAGCTGAAAAAAGAGGGCTCCCGAATGGAAGACACTTAACATATGATGAGGCTGAGAATTTAATAGTTCAACATATTAAAAACGTGGGCGATCAAGACATAATTGCTTTTTCTGGCAAAATAACGACTTTAAGATGGCAAGAACAAATAGCAAAAATCATTAGAAACCATCAGCCAGATGCCTTTTTAGTAAGCGGGAATGGCCTAGCTACAGAAATCAAGACAGGCCTATTCAATTGGATTCCAGAATTAGATGCAATTGGAAGATCAGAAGGGGATGATATTATTCTTTTAATTTTGCAAGATGCAAAAACTATAAAAGAAATGGGGATTAATAAGGCTTTACGATCCGGTAGACTAAGCACATCTTACATAGGGGAACTTAATGGAAAACATAGGTTTTGCTATGAAGGTGATAGGCCTCGTAATCTAGATGTGATCCCATATGCAGCGTGGGATTTATTAGAGTCTGATCCATATGGTCATAATGTTTTAGAAGACTACATTAAAATACCGGTGTGGGGAATTGCTGCAAATAATAGCTCTGCCACCCCTTTTACTATGGAGAGAAGCTTAACTACAGTTAGTAGTCGTGGCTGTCCGTATGCATGCGCATTTTGCTACCGCGGCTCTCAAGGCGAGCGAAATTATGGGATGAGATCTCCAGAGCACATTGCAAAACAAATTAAAGAGTATGTTGATAATTACAATCTAGATTTTATAGGCTTTCCAGATGATAATTTTGCAGTAGATAAAAGAAGAATGGAAAGAATCCCAGAAGTTTTTAAGGAATACGGAATTAATCATATTAGGTGGGGCACACACACTCGTATGGATGAAGCAGATGAACGAATATTCGACATGGCACGAGGTGGGTGTGTATATATTGGCTTTGGAGCAGAATCTGCTTCTCCTCACACTTTGAAGCTCATGAAAAAGGGCGGTTTTATATTAAAAAATGGCCTAACGCCAACAAAAATTAATGGAAAAATTTATGAGTTTCCAACAACCATGGTTAACGCCGTTAAAAACAGTAAAAAAGCTGGTGTACACGCAAACTGTACTTGGATCATGGCATACCCAGGAGAAGAGCTAAAACATTTAAAAACAAGCGTAGCATTTATTTTATGGCAACAGGAATTTTGGTCGAATAGAGAATCAGTGAATAGAAAAATGTTTACAGCAACTGCATATCCCGGGACAGAAATGTGGAAAGTGGTTCGCCCACAATTAGAAAAGCATTTTAATATCAATTTTAATGTTATGGGAGAGCCCATTTGTGATGAAAATTTTCATCAATATGTTTTAGAATTAGATGATGCTACGAAAGTTTTAAATAATAAACATGGAAATCCTGTAAATTTTGGCAGGATGCCAATGGAAACTTTCCTACAGGCTAGAGACTATGTTAATTCTGATCAAATAGAAAAGATCTTAGACATGTAGGGAATATATGTCAAAAGCTATATTTATAACAGTTCGATCCGGATCATCCCGATTACCAAAAAAAGCGTTATTAAAAATTAATGATGCTGCAACAATAGAACATTTAATAAATCATGTAAGAAAATCACAAAAAGCTGATAAAATTGTTGTTTGTACTACTGTCTCTAAAAATGACGACGAAATTTGTGCTTTGGCAGAGAAGAGCGGAGTTAATTTTTTTAGAGGGAGCATTAAAGATAAATTAGATAGATGTTTAAAAGCTGCGTTGCATTATAATATAGAATATTTTGTTAATGTTGATGGAGATGATATCTTTTGCGAGCCGGAATTAATTGATTTGGCTTTTGATCAGTATGAAGCTGACAATCATGATTTCATAAAGTCAAATGAAAAAGACCTTGTTTGCGGAGCTTTCACTTTTGGTATTAAAACAGAGGCGCTAAAAGAAATCTGTCGTATTAAAGATACTGATGATACTGAAGCTGCGTGGCTTTTATTTTCTGAAATTTCTTCTATTAAGACGTCAATGCTGGACAATATACCCGAGATATATTGCCGTCCAGAAATAAGAGCAACCCTGGATTACTCAGAAGATCTAGAATTTTTTAAAGCTATAATTGATCATTTTCACGACCGAAACAAAAAACAATTTAGCTTGAGAGATATTATATCTTTTATAGATTCGAATCCTGACGTTCTGTTAATCAACAGACACAGGCATAAAGATTATTTAGAAAATCAAAAAAAATTATTAAAAAATATAGGAGTCCAATAGATGTCCGAATTAAAAGAAAGAGTTACATATCATTCCGGTGAATGGGTACCGGAATCTAAAGCTGCGATTCATATATATGATTCTCAGTTTATGTATGGAGATGGTGTTTTTGAGATGGTTAGAACTTTTAAACATAAGTTCTTTTTGTTGGAAGAGCATATCGACAGGCTTTATAGAAGCATGAAGTACATGCATATACCATTTAATAAAACAAAACAAGAAGCAATTGATTTATGTTTAGAATCATTTGATAGAAACAAGGCCCACTTTCCGGAAGGAGAAGAGTGTCGTGTGATGATTAATGTTTCTAGGGGTCCACTAGGCATATATAAAGAAGTATTTGAGCTATCCAAAAGTCAAGCTTGGAATGAACCAACTTGGATTGTGAATGTTTGGCCTCTTAGTAAAACTGCTGGAATATTAGGGCATTTTTATGAGACAGGCGCTAATGCGGTGATTCCATCACAAAGACAAATCCCCTCGCGCCTGTTGGAAAACAAAGTTAAAAATAGGAGTAGATTTCATTACCAAATGGCAAATATACAGGTTTCTTCTTTTGGCAAGGATGCTATGCCGTTGTTATTAGATGAGGATGGCTTTATAACTGAGAGCACAGGCGCAAACTTTTTAATGATAAAAGATGGAAAGTTGATTGCTCCGGAGCTAAGAAACATGCTCAGAGGCTCTAGTATGATGTATATTTTGGAAGTTTTAGCTCCTCAAATTGGTTTAGAAGTGGTTCATAAAAACTTTGAACCTTATGATGTTATGAATTGTGATGAGGCTATGTTCACTGGAACTTTTGTTAATTTGCTCCCTTGTAATAGATTAAACGGAATATATCTTAATGCGGACATAAAAGAAAATCCAATTGGGCCGGTCACACAAAGAATTTGTGACGCATGGTCAAAAAATGTTGGGATTAATTTTATAGGACAAATAAAAGATTGGTCTAAAAATGTTTCTTCAGTGGGCATATCAAGTGCAATGTTGGGGTCTGGAGGTGAAAATGAGTAAGAGGATAATTATAACCGGCTCAGAGGGGCTTTTAGGAAAAGAGATAAGTAGATATTTAGAATCTACTGGCCACTCTGTGATCGGGTGTGATTTACAGCTTGGTCACGATTTAACAGATGAAGAATTTGTAAAAGATTTTTTTAAGAAAAATAAAGCAGATTGTTTAGCAAATTTGTATGCTATTAATCCACATGTGAATTCAGAGGATTACTCTACAAACATGTTTGATATAACTTTAGATTCTTTAAATTCGTATTTACAGGTTAACCTTTTGAGTCTTTTTTCTGTTTGTAGAGAATATGCAAGAAATAATAAAAATGGCTCTATAATTAATTTTTCTTCGACATATGGAATTGTATCGCCCAATCCTGCGCTTTATGAAGAGGGAAAAGAAAAACATATTGGCTATTGCGTTTCTAAATCTGGTGTGATACAATTAACTAGATATTTGGCTGTACACTTAGCACCAAATATCAGGGTAAACTGCGTAGCACCAGGAGGCGTTACTTTTGAACCCACTAACGAACATAGTAAAAAGTTTATTGAACAATACAGAGAGAAAACACCTATGAAAAGAATGATGAATGTTGATGAATTAAATGGAATTATCGAATATTTATGTTCTGACAAATCCTCATATGCTACTGGGACTACCTTTCATATTGACGGGGGCTGGACCATATGGTAGATTTTAGAAATTTAAATAAACATTATTTTATTGGTGAGATCGGCATTAATCATAACGGCGATTTGCAAATAGCAAAAAAATTAATTGATGCGGTGCATGCATGTAACTGGGATTGCGCCAAATTCCAAAAAAGAAATCCCGATGTCTGCGTGCCAGAACATCAAAAAAACGTCTTAAGGGAAACACCATGGGGCACTTTAAAATATATTGACTATAAATACAGAGTTGAATTTGGTAAAGAAAAATATGATTATATAAATTCTTATTGTGGCGAAAAACCAGTCGATTGGTCAGCTTCTGTTTGGGATTTAAATAGTTTAGATTTTCTGTTACAATATAATCTGCCTTTTATTAAAATCCCTTCTGCCATGGTGGCTAATGAGGTTTTAGTGGCAGAAACTGCAAAGTCTGGTAAACCTATTATAATGTCAACTGGTATGTGCAACATAGAAGAAGTGGACAGTGCTGTAAATAATGTATTGAAATATAACGATAATCTAGTTTTAATGCACACAAACTCTAGTTACCCGACACCCAAAGAGGAACTAAACTTAAGTTTAATACCTTTCTTAAAGGAACGTTACAATTGCACAGTAGGATACTCGGGGCATGAAGAGGATCTAGAACCAACAGTGATCGCTGCAGTACTGGGTGCTAAAGTTATTGAAAGGCATATAACATTGTCGCACGATATGTGGGGCACAGATCAAAAATCAAGTTTAGAAGTATTGGCAATGGATATATTACAAAAGAGAATAAAAGATATCGACAAGATTGTGGGAAAACCAATCAAGGAAGTTACAAATAGTGAAGTCAATATTAGAAAGAAGTTGAGGGGATATTAATGAAAAGTAGTTATGATGTGATTAAATGGTAATTTATGTAGATATTGATGAAACAATTTGTATAACACCAGGAGATGCGCATACGGCAAGAAATTATGAAAATGCAAAACCTCTATTAAAAAACATTGAAAAATGTAATAAACTATATGAAGATGGTAATACAATTGTATATTGGACCGCCAGAGGGTGTACAACTGGTATAGATTGGTTTGACGTTACAGAAAAGCAATTAAATGAATGGGATGTTAAATATCACGATCTAAAATTGGGAAAGCCATTTTATGATTTATTTATTGATGATAAAGCAATAAATTCAAAAGATTTTTTTAAAAATTAGGAGGAAAATAGATGGCTAAATGCTTAGTTACGGGTCATAAAGGATATATTGGCTCAAAAGTATATGCAAGATTAAAGGAATTAGGACACGAGGTACAAGGAATAGATCTTTTTGATGGTTATGATATATTAAAAGATTTAAAAGAATATAATGAACCAATGCGTGGTCGTTTCCATCCACATTATCATGAGTTCAAGCCAGAATATATTTTTCATTTAGCCTGCATCCCGCGTGTTGCTTATAGTGTTGAAAACCCTGCGCGTACAATGAAAAACAATGTTCTAGCTACGACATATATCCTTAATTTTGCTAGAAAAAGAAATGTAAAGCGCGTTATTTATTCTGGATCGTCTTCAGTCGTTGGTAATGGATCCGGCCCGAGCAGCCCATATGGATTACAAAAATTAATTTCAGAGATGGAATGTAAATTGTATTCTGATTTATATGGATTAGATACTGTTTCTTTACGTTACTTTAACGTATATTCTCCAGATCAAGAGGCAAGCGGCCCGTATGCAACGGCAATCGCAAATTGGATGCAATATATTAGAGATGGCAAAACTCCATATATAACTGGTAACGGGGAACAAAAACGCGATATGGCACATTTAAATGATATAGTGTCGGCAAATATTTTTGCAATGGAACATAAAAAGGATTTCAATGGACAACATTTTGATGTTGGGACAGGTAGCAATATTTCTTTAAATGAAATTAAGAATATTGTTTTAGATTATTTTCCAAATATAAAATTTGATTACACTGAAGAAAGAAAGGGCGATGTACTACACACACAAGCAAATATATTGCCTTTAAAAGAGTTAGGATGGCACGCTAAAGTGAACATCGTTGATGGCATTAACGAATGCTTTAAAATATTAAAAGAAAGGAGTTAGAAATGACACAAGATAAAAATATGTCAATGTCAGACCAAGCAGTGGGGGCCGTTATGATGGCTCTCCAAAAAAGTTTAATGGAACAAAGCGATATTGTTCCGGTGCTAAAAGGGTTTAAATTTAGATTATCCAAACAAGGTCTTGCCGTTTTGAACCCACCTATTGTTAAGTTCAATGAGGAAACCCAAAATAATTTTCAAGAAAGTTTAGATTTTGGAGACCAAGACCATTCTGAAGATTCAACTTCATAATGCCCATCTATATTTATGGTTGTGATAATTGTGGAAGTGAAACAACAGTCAGCCATTCAATGACTGAAATAATAGAAGACTGCGAAGTATGCGAAATTTCTAGTTCTTTAACTAGAAGGCCTTCTATGTTTTCCAATATCAAAAAGAAACCAGAACAAAAACAAAAAGTTGGTGACTATGTTGAAGGCTTTATAAAAGAGGCTGAACAAGATTTAAAACAACAAAAAAACAATTTGAGGAAAAAGAATGATTGAAATATTATTAGGAGTATCCATTTTAATTAATGGATTTTTGATATGGTATGTTGTTAAGTTAATAAAGAAATTTCTTAATATTTCTGAAGAGTTAGAAGGGCTTTTTATTCTCTTAGAAGAATATGCGGAGCATGTAGACTCTGTATACAATTTAGAAAGATTTTATGGCGACACGACATTGGAACATTTAATGAGACATTCTAAATCTATAGCTGAAATAGCCAAGAATTTTCGAGTTATTTATGATGTAAATTATGAGTTAGAAGAAGAGGAAGATGAGGAAGAGGAAGAATAATGTATGGCCGGCAAAAGAAAAAAAAACCACTACTTTACTAAAGTTCATGAGCAAGCGATTATAGACTATTGCTCGTCCCATGACCAGAAAGAAAGAAACGAATTATATAATGAATTTATCGGCCCTGCCTTTAGTGAATTAGTAGACAAAATTGTTTATACATATAAATTTACTAATCTCCCAAACTGTGATTATTTGAGAGAAGATTGCAAAAATTGGCTAATAACTGTATTAAATAAATATGATCCAAATCGCGGCTCTAAAGCCTTTTCTTATTTTAGTGTCATAACAAAGAATTGGTTCATTCACAAAGTAAAGAAAAATGTACAAAGAGCTAAAAGAGAAGTATTAATCGAGAGTTATTGCGCGCCATTAAGCCAACAACAAGATGCACGCCATCCACTAGTAGTTTATAATACATTTATTGAAGATAATATAAAAAATGAATTTTGGACTGCGTTTAAAGAACAAATACATGATTGGGAAAAATTACCTGTTCGAAATAACGAAAAAAAAGTTATTCAAGCTGTTAAAATTCTTTTCGAAGAATCTGAAAATATAGAAATTTTTAATAAAAAAGCTATTTATTTATACATAAGAGAAATCACGGGCTTGAATACTAAACAAGTTGTTAGTAGCTTAAATAGAATTAGAGTTCGATACAGGGAGTTTAAAACCAAATGGGACAAGGAAGATTAAAAAACATCGATGAATATATTAATGAATCGCTTTCTAATATAAGAGATGATAGAGCCGTTACCTCCACTCTTTTGACAGAGTTATTAATAGAAATGAAGAAAGCCGGCGACCTTGAGACCCACAAACAGCTTGGTTTAATCGCGTCCAAATATGTTGAAACCCTCCAGCGATCCAACGAACAGTTAGTTAAAATCACTGCCATATTAAACAAAAGACAGCAAGGTACACTTGAGCTAGATGAAGAAGACAAACAAGAACTTTTTGATTTGATTCAGGGAGAAAAATAATATATGGCAGAATGTGATTATCAAGGCGATGAGGGGTGCGAAGCGCCAGCTATATTTAAGTTGCCGGCCGGGACGCTTAATCCTCAAATTAATGAGGTCGACCTCAATCAAAGAAGTATAAATTTTCAAGAAGAAGGTGTTTATTCTGTCCTAGGCCAAACAGTAGATGAAGCTTTTACCCCAAATAAATTTAAAGGTCTCGGCCCTTTAAATGCTATATTATTGCGGATAGAAAATCCATATGGCGAAGGCGCTTCATGCACAGCCGAAGAGGTTGCTGCGAATGCCACCCATACTGGTGAAAAAGATCCATTAACAAAATATCGCGTACGCATACCGGAGATGTGTGTTGCTACTTTGCCGCCACCGAACAACTTAGAAGATCCTTGTGATCAAGACAACCTTCGCATCGATGCCCACATACTTTGCGAAGCAAAAGACAGAGAAGTGATGAGCATACCAGTTAAACTTGGCCAAGTAGTCAGAGTTCAGTTCGCTTCTGGCGCCGGATTAACTAATCTTAAATACTTGGGCCCCGTCGATTCGAAGGGCACAGCGTGGGAAAAACTTGATGGACCACACAGCCCCCCCGCCGATTATGGGAAACGCTTAGAAGAATGTAAAAAAATATATCCCAACAGAGGGGCAACTGGTGACATAATTGGTATGGATACAAATTTGTGGAAAAAAAATAGTGGGCGTACACCGCTTGTTTCGGGCATTGGTATACCCGATGGTCCTGTCATCCCCGGAGAAATACACAAAGAATGGGTTGTAAACCTGTTTAAAGAACTAAAAAAAGAAGGTAAGTATAAAGGATTAATTTGGACTGGGGTATGCAAAAATAACGGACCAGAAGATAATCTAAATATGTTAACAAGCGCCGGAAAAAAATCTTCTATAGGCGATCCCGGGCGCTCAACTGTTATTTATATGCCAATTGGCACCGACCCCACAATCCCTCTAGAAATAATATATTGGTTCCATGATGAAGCCGGCTTTAAAAACGATAAAGAAGAATGGGATGTGCTTTGGCAATCATTGTCGGGGATGATTAAAAAAAAGAGATCTTTAAATAATGCGAGGCGCAATTTTATTTTAGTTATACCAGAGATGTTATGGTCTAAACAAAACACTACAGTAGCCGGTATGCGAAGAAATGAAACCACGCCAGTTTCAATAAAGTTTGGCCAATTAGATGTCGCCTCTTCATCGGGCTTCGTTGGTGAAACTCGCCTGCGCCATGCGGGATACACAGACCGTCAATGGGCCGCCTGGGGCTTCTCCGCAGGCTCGCATGATACCATCAACGCCTCGTCATTCGATCGGCCGTATCCGCCGCTAGCTTTCGTGTCATTAGAAGCCGGAGAAGCAAACCCTGCTTTGGCTGCTCCCACTGCCGGCAATATGAAACTTCTTCATGAGGAAGTATTGGGCCTATTACAAAAATATTTCAACGTCACCAAGGACAACGCCACACAAATAACATTGGTAGCCGATCACAAAGGAGGCATTGCTATATCTAATTTAGCACGTCTTAACCAATTAGAAGAGTTAAATCCATCAAAAATAGTTTTAATACACGCAGATTATAGCAGCATCGGGCAATTACCAACCCAAGGGCTAGCGTTCGCGAAGAACTCCCAGATTCCAGACGGTATAGTTTTTAATTATTTTCATGACAATGATGCATTTGAGATTTTAAAACACATTAATGCAAACACTCGATTAGAAATACATGTATCGCGCACCTCCGGGAAAAATCCCCTGCCGCGCCAAGCGGCCCGGGCCTTTATAGGGGCACTTTCCACAATGCTGCCCACTCCACCCGGGTGGTGGGCGCCCGACCCGCTCCCGGTCCACACCTTCGACGACCGCGTGCAAAAATTAAAAGAGCTTTATCATTACGCTGGTTTGGACCATTGGAGAGGAAAAACCACTGACGGGAATTATAATCCAAACCCCGCCCTGTTTAATGCTTATAAAGCTGGCTATTCCTTAATAAATCGCACCGGGCCCGCCGCCAATATAATTCGATTGGAGCCTCCCTTTAATAATATTGTATATAAAAGCTGGGGCGCATCTGCAAAGGGAGCTTTGGCGTGGCTCCCAGCAGATAACAACGTATCGCAACCTGAAGCACTGGTACAAGAATCCAAAAAACTTGCAGGCACTTTTGATATCGAGTCCGATGTACCCAACAGCGTAAAAGAGGCCTTTAGAAAGTTTAGCGGAAGAGCGATATTATACAGATCAGAACTGGTCGGCACTACAAAAAATGTTGCAATACTAGAACCCAGCGGTGCTAGCATTTATAATAATTACGAACTTATCTATTATTTACATGGGGATATAGGCCAGAATGGCGCCGCAAAAACATATACAGACGCATTAGGGAATCAATTTGCAACAATGGTTGGCGACGACCGAAATGTAATTATTGTGTTAATGGATCTTGATAATCCATCATCTAACACGGGCCTTTGGCAAAATGGCGGCTTTAATCGGTTTCATGAGGAAATTTTATCCAAAATTAAAGAAAAGTGGTCTGGCCAAAAAAAGGGAGTTAATGATGATGGAAGTATATCATATGACACTCCAGTCCACCCCCAACCCGGATTCTTTACAATCAAAGCCAATCACGGCGGATCTCGGATTCTTAACAGTATTGTTAAAAGCTTGGATAGTTCTCTTAGAGCGCCATCACCAGGCGCCCTCCGGAGGATAGATTTATTTGATGCAAATTACGGCCCAGAAATAGGAATAATCAAACAACTAAAAAGTTGGGGTGCTTCGACGCTAGGTACTAATTTTGAAATTCAAATGGTAGTAACGCCCACTACGATTGGGAAGCCCGGCCAGCAAGGCCAGCCGGCCAACAAACAAGCTGAAAAATATCAATCAGAACCAGGAGTATGGATTATTCCGGCTTCGGTTGATCACGGTGTGCTGCCCTATGTGTATTTTTCTGCCCCAAGTAAATTAGACACTGGTATACCAAAGATCCCTGTTCCAAACACACCAGATGCTTTACCTTTAACTCCTCCTGGTATGAAACCCAAGGCCCCCATACCACTTGTGTATAACAAAGATGGTCATGCATATGCTGAACAAGGCGCCCCGTATTATGGAAAAAGATTACCAGAATATGATATGCAATTAACAGCATTTTTTAAAGGCAGATTAGAATACCACACACCATCGACAGAAGAAGTTGGAAAAATAGAAGTGTGTTTAGCGGATTCGCGCCGAACGAACAACACTACAAAAACTTCTACATCATCTACTTCTGCTGATACTCAAGATTGTAAAACAAACCCGCTTGGATTAATAGATTATAAAACATCTGATTTTACTAGTATTGCTATAGAACCAACAAAAAGAAATTTTTCTTGGGGGGCCAAAGAATTTGGTAAATATTTAAAAGATCTTGATGCTTCTATGTGGGCAAGAACTAGCCCCGCCACTAAGTGGATTATTAAAGACTTATCTCCTAAAAATGCTAATGGCGTTGATAAAGTAGGGGGCCACGCTTCGCACAGAGAGGGAATAGACGCAGATTTTAATTTACCAAAAATAGATACTACTGGCGAAGCACCAATTCCAGTAGGACTAACAACATCAGAAATTTTAAAGGCACAAGAATTAGATGTAGATAAAATGTTGGCTTTTATAATGCTTTCAAAGATGCATGGCGCAAAAGTTTTTTTCTTAGATAAAAAGTTTTTTAAACCTTTAAGAGAAAGGGCAAATTTTATTGCAACGGATGGTATCACGGCAACAACTAAAGGTAAAACTTTAGTTATAGATAATGCACTCAGAAGCTTTTTTAGAGAACATCTATATGAAAAACCAAAAATGGTTAAAGAAATAATGAATTCACTTATACACAAGCCGGGGCATCAAAACCGAGTACACGTAAGGATCCAGCGCAAATGGGGGTCTCACGAAACAAGAGATTATCCTGGCTGGGCAATTAGGCGCCTTAAAAAAATGGGCTGTAATTATAAAGAATTATAAAGAATTAATAGTTATATAGAGGGAAATAATGTCAGCAAATACTGTAAAACCGAGCGATCCAAAAAGAAAGGCTCCCGGGGGCAACTTACCAAAAGAAAGGATGCTCCGACAATCTGGGATTGATGGAGATCCAAATCCACAAAAAGTACCTAAATTAAATGTGCCTCCCTCCGGAGAGGTAGTATATTTTGGCCCTTATGGATCGCACATCGCGCTGGGCGGGGATCGTTTAAACCCGCGCAAAGGCTTCAAATATGGCGGAGGGAAAGCCATGGCCGGCGTTACTGCCTGTGCCCATGTTGATATTGTCGCCGGCCTTGATTCTTTTGACACGTATAAGAATAGAATACCCACAGTACCAGTTAACCCGGATGCATTTCGTGATGCTGCACGAGTTTATATTTCTCAAAATTGTGATGTAGACGATCAATTCACTTGCGCAGATGGCAGTATAGGAAATATAAAAAATAAATCGGCTGCAGTCATCAAAGCTGATGGAGTTAGGATAATTGGACGAGAAGGGATTAAAATTATAACTGGAACCGACTCAGCTAATTCACGCGGCAAAACTATAAATAGTGTTCCTCCTATCGATTTAATTGCTGGAAACGCCCCTCCTGAAATGATGCAACCCATTCCAAGGGGCATGAATTTAAGAGACGCGCTACAAACAATAGTTGATAGAATCAATCAATTGAGTGGAATTGTTGATAATTTTTTCACCGAACAGCAAGCCTTTAATAGCGTGTTGGCATGGCACGACCACCCAGATTTCATATCAATGGCAATTTCTGGGATTGCCACAAGCGGCACAAGTACAAAAGCTTTTTTTAATGGCAATACTTATTTTAATATGGATGTAGCGATCCAGGGATTGAAAAACCAGGCTGCCGGCATCAGAATTAAAAAAGATTTTCTACTTCACAAATGTGCGATGAGTGGTTTAGTTGTAGAATATTTAAGACCAAGCGGCCTCAAATGGATTAATAGTCGCCAAGTTAATACCAGCTAAACAAATGAGAAACTAATATGCCTAATAATATACCTTTAACAGAAGAACAAAAAACACAACTGTACCGCTCACTTTATACACTGTATCAAAACTTAAAAGATTCACCCGAGAAAGGTACGAATAATATTTCATTTGTTGCTTGGACCGCCCCTAAAGGAGTCCCCGGATCCGCCGGCTATATAGCCGGTTTCTATTCTCCCACACAAACTGAGTTTGTAGACACGCTAACCGCACAATACAAAGAATCCTCACAAACAATACAACAATTTATTGTTGATACATACAAATATTATGGCTACGGACCAAAAATCAAGATTAAAGAAGAAGGAGCCGACACAACTGCAGAAAAATGGCATTTACAAACAAAAACTTTTTTGTCAAAAGATAAAAAATATTATATTGTTCCAGTAGTATATAAGAAAATAGTTGACAACCCAGCGATAAAACAATTTTTTACAAACCCTTCTGATACTCTTTCTAAAGACAGTAAACTACAGATTTATGGCAATAAGGAAGAGCCCGGTCATGGAATTCTTGGTGATGCTCCTGCTTCTAAAATATTTCGAAATTCTGCAAAAGTATGGGCTCTGGAAAAGCTAGCCAGCGATTTAGCAAAAAGTATTAATCAAGACCATAGAAAAGAAGCGGAAACTATGGGCTTTCTACCTGTTGATTCTAAAAACGTTGATAATAATAATGCTGAAATGGCAGAAGCATGGTATATTGATGCGCGCCCACCTGAATACCAAAATCTATTTTTAAAAATAATGTTTGATAAAGGCTGGGTCGATGCAATCCCTCCACAACTTAGTCCTTGTGTGGACTTGCCATCATCTCGCACTGTTATGATATTTATAAAATCATTTCAACAAGATCTAAATAATTTAGAACAAATATTATGGAAATTTAATGATCGTATTATATCTTCTAAAGTTCAAATGCCTTTTGATGCGGCGTGTACCGCTGGAAAAGTACCAAAGATTCCTGAACTTATAAACTATCTCCTAAGATTAAATGGAAAGCCTGAAATTGATGACAAGTCCAACGCCGCCCTTCAATTTGGTTTTACCGAGGAATTAGAATTACAATATATTGCTTACAGCGAAGAACCTGAATGTTTGTGTGACGACACAAACATTAATGCATACATTTTACAAAAAGGCATCGAAGATCTTAAGAAAACTCCTCCTTTCGACTCTCCAACTAACAATGGTTTTTTATTTTATTTGCCTGAAATTATGAGAAAATATGTTCCATACCTGAACGGGCCAAAAAGTAAGTTTCTTTTTTCAGCTCAAGAGTCGTGGATACGTTTTGCTAATTCTTTTGTCTATCCAAAGCCTGAAATAGTACATGACACATCAGAATCTGCGGCGGATCATTTTGCAAAACAAATGGCAGCAATCGAAAAAGTAACAAAATCAGGCTTTAACGTCTTAAAAGACGCTGCGTATCTTCAAGACCCCACAATGATCATGAATTCAGATATAAGAAATTTAATTCAAGGGGCAACGAGTTCTCAAGTTGTATTTGCTGGTGATGATGTAATGATGAAGGCCATTAAATCAGATATACTTAATTTAACATCATTATATGGGCGCCTTCTTCACAAAGTACCAATAACAGAATTAGTTAAACTTGCTGTAGCAGCTATTGTTAAATGCACCAGCGATAGCGCGCTTAAGAAAAAATTATGTAGAACTCTTATAAAAACGATGCCAAGGATTGAGATTGAAACAAAAATATATCCATGTTTGCGCGATGGCGGCCATGAAGGTGCCATCGCTTCATTACAAAGTGCTATTGGAGGAAGAGAAAGTAAAGTTTATGAACAGGCAAGGGCACGCCATCCAGAAAAATTTCCCGCTTCTGAAGGAATGAAAACAGAAGCCGAGATGGCAGCCGTAAATGATTTTTATTGTAATGACCCGGCACTTCAAAATGCGCTCGGTCGTTCTCCCGATGACATGTCTGAAGAATTGCTTGCTTGGCTAGAGGGCGAATATGCATCGGCCGTTTGCGATTGTATATTAACAGTTTACGGACCCGTACAAAAAATAATTCAATTTGTAGAAGAAGCAAAAGACGAAGTTAGCGATGTTGTAGACATCCTTGGTAAAAATAAAGCTCAATCTGCAGAAGGCCAATCAACTTTTTCATTTGACAGATATATAGCTCCTTGCAAAAAAACCGAAGACAGGATCCAGTCCTTCGGGGACGAACTTCAAAAAGGTCTAGAAAAGATGGTTCTTGATATAATGTTAGCGGCCGTTTTAGTAGTATTAAACCAAGTTAAAAGTTCAATAATGGGAGGGCTCCTAAGAGATGTATGTAATGCAGCAAAAAGTCCCTGGAAATTATTAGATATCACCGATGAAATAATGAATTCTCCTCTTCATGTAGATACGACTTTTCTTGATCTTAAGAAAAAGATTGGAAATATTGGAAAACTGGCCGGCCTTAGTGCCGATATAAACGATTTAATAGACGGAATTAATGCTCTTTCTAGTGAGTTCAGCCCAAGCGAAATGAAACGTCTTTTTTTCACCGAGTGTGGTGATAACTCTTTTGATGCCGGGTTTCAATCAGTTGCCGATTCGATGGCCAAGAACCACAATGTTACCATTGAGGGACAGAACCCCGAGGTGGCCACCAATAATATATTTAACGACCATACTCCCACAGGCGCCGCGCTTACAGCACAAGAATCAATGACGTTAACAAACCTAGAAGACCCAGAAGCGGCACCATTAAATATTCCTCCGGCATGCCCGGCCGCCCCCGTAAATAGCCCGGGCCCCTATCACGATTTATTATCGGGCATAGGCGGACTAATGAGTCCTGATGTGTTTGATGAAGCAATAGATGCTTGGGAAAGAGCTAAATCAGAGTTTGTTGACTTATGTGATCCGGACACGCCAAATGTTCTGGGGGACAATGTTTCCGAAGGTGATATTAGAAAATTAGCAGAATATGATCAAAACAAGATGCTTGATGAAATTACAACAATGTTGCCATTGTTGGATCCTAGTAAACTAGAAGATATGATGCCTCCATTATTTTGCGGCCCATGTGATCCTGGAAAAGTTGGCCAAGAGCCTTTAATGCCAAGCCAAACACATCCATCACAATTATTCTTGCTTGATCGCATGAACAAAAATCTTTTTAAAATGGTTAATAAGATGTTTAATAACAATATAAGCGCTTATAAGCCAATTATAATGGACGTTAGAGAAGATGCTAAACAATACCCAGAAATATACAAAGAGTTGGCAGAAAAACATATGCCCACTAAAAAAGAACTAAAAAAAATGACAGATGTTGAAAAGTCAGAGGCTTTTTCAGATGCTCACAAACTTATACAAACAGAAATGATGTCGCGCTTCGCCGCTGAAGATGGCGATGGGACGAGCCAAAAAGATAAATTTGTTGCAAAAGCACTTTTGGATGCTCTTGAATCGGCCGCGGCCCAGTCTGAGGTTAACCCAAACCAAAATATAATTATCAATCCTGAATCCCGCGTATTCTCATACGATATCCCTGATAGTGCGAATCAAATATTAATGATAATAAATTTTTCAAACAGCGCATCGACATATGGTTCTATAACAACAGAATCACGACAAATAAAGATTGCTGTTCAAAATAAATTTAGTAAAACCATTGAATACGAATGGCCTAATCCTAAAAGTACCGAACTCCACCAAATAAAAGATTTTAACGAATTAGATTTAACTATGGAATTTTTTAGGCACCTCGGTGAAAAAATACCCGCGATGAATTCTTTACTAGGATTGGAGGTTGTAACCCAGACAATAACGGGGGGAAAACAAGCATCGGTTCTTACACAACACTATCCTTTGATTGTAAATCTAATATTTGAAACTGTTTTTACTCAAGCAGCACAACATGATTTGTTTAGAAGTAATATATTTTATCAAGTGCCATTGACGGATGAAGAAGTAAAAAAGAGATGCAAAGAGGGCCCCGGCAAAAAGCCTCTTTTAGATACGGCAAAGCTTGCTGATGATGTTTCCAAAGCACGCGAAGCGCTAGAATGTGTTATAGGAATGTTTGAAACTCCAGACGCAACCCAGGTTGCACAAATGTTTGGTCTTTATAAGTTAATAATCAAAGTTTGTATAATAGAAGAATTCTTAAAAAATATATTTATCTTTGGTTTCGTTAGAATAGCTGATATTTTAGAATCAGACATATACATGCCAATATTATTAAAAAATATTGTTGGTGTTATACAATCATCAGTTAACGGAGACAACTATGATAACTTATTAGATTACTCAGCAAAAATTATAAATGGGCGAGAAATTTTAGGAGAAGAATTTAAAAGCGTAGGCCCCGCCGACGAATGGGCAACAGGGCCTTTCGGTCCAATGAAAAAAATGAAAACACCAGAAGAGTGTTTAATGATAATAATTAGAGAAACCGCGCGAGAAGTTAACGACATTTTAGATGATCGTATACAAGGCCTTTTAGATCCAGGCTGGACTAAAAAGTTTTTTGCATATGATAGTGTAGACGACCCCGAAACTCAATCTGTATTAGAAAGTAGACTTTTAGAGTATGCAATTTTATCGCCAGATTATTGGTCTCCAAACGTATATCCCCGCCCCCATCACGGCCTCTCACCTACTTTAGGAAAGTTAGATGCAATGAACCCTATATTGGAGACCGAACCCGACCGCGGGCTGACCGTGTACAGCGACGCCAACGGTGCCACAATCTTCAAAGGTGGGTGGCCCACCGCCCCCACAAACGTAACCCAGTTTGAAACGGACCGCGCATTCAACGCAGTATCTTATTGGCCGACTATTGGGAATCAACCATGGGGCGGCGGACTATTTCTGCAACCTTATATGAAAATTACATCTAAACTATCTGGCCCGTCAGGACCCGGCTCCTTTTGGACAAAATTCAAAAAGGCCTATGAGTTAAAAAAAGAATTCGAAACAAATCCAACCTCGGCCGCATTCGCCGCACAGTATACAAAATCTTCTGATCCAAACAATGTAGGAGAAAATGCAGTTGCGTTGTTGATAAGCAAAATGGATGACAATAGTCTGACACAGGATGCGCGCGCTCTATTATTCAATTCGTTCTTTAAAACATTTTTCGACCCAACTTACCTCCCAGATGCGAAAGCTAAAATGCCGTTTACACGATTAGTTTCTTCGCAAGTAACCTCGGCTGAAACCGCCGACACTAGCTATGAACCATATTATTATTGGGACGACAACCTAGATAACGCCATTCAGGGCGCCCAAGAAAGATATCATTGGCTTAATAGAGGTATAATATCGACGGACTTTGCTCTTGACGTAGCTCAGCGAGCCGAGCAAAAAGCACAGAACCTCGCCCTCGCGGAAGAAATAGCACTTCAGGCAGCATATGCAAATATGATATCAGGAATCGTACTCGCCCCCGGGGAATCCTTGTCCTCCCGTAAAAAAGAGATTCATAGTTACATCTATTCTAACAGGAAGCATTTTTATCCTCCCCACATTAACCCTTCCAACAGCTTTGGAAACTTAAACGCTGTTCCTGCAAAGGCGTTCCCAGAAGGCATGATGTTGTCTACCATTAATTTACTTGGGCTGGCCAAAGATATGTCCCCAATTACTAATCTAAAACCATCGACGACAACCAGTGCCTTCTTCGACAGTGTTCGCAATTTTTTAGGCACAAACGGCGCCGGCTCTTTACAAACAACTGATCAATATCCCATCGACAAGGACGGCGCCGGCGGGTTCGAGTCCCCTGTACATGATTATACTGAAGCTGTAGCGTTCTGGTCTAGAGTAAGAGATATAATTTTTGATAGTCCTTATGATCTCTGGTTTGATTTCACATTAGGGATGAGATTAAATTTGGTGTTTCCTATAGATAGCGAAGAGGCTCAACAAGGTATTTTTGAAGCGGCGCAATTTCAAATGGACAAGGAAGACTTTGCTAAATACAAAAAAGAAAAAATGTTTATTTGGGAGAAAAGCGTGGACGAGAGGTTTCTTTGCCTTCCCTTGGAAAGTGTAGAGCATGACTTAACTTACATTGAAAACGAAATATGGAATGGCTGGGGCCCCGTTTATACAGCTTTAAATGATATTAATACATGGACGTCTCCGCTCTTCGGCACACAAAGTACTCTGGGCATAGTCACCACTCCCGGCGATTCTGGCGCGCCGTCTTTGTGGTCTATCACAAGAGCCATGTCTGCTGGCCTATACCAAGACAAAGATAAAGTTTTAGGATTGTTAAAAAAAGAATTAATGCAAAAAATGTTAGCTCCCGGGCCCGAACAAGAGCCTAATAAATTTTTGAATGAAATTCTGCCGGTTAAAGAATTAGTAGTAACAACTGCTTTGATGTTTCGATATTATATGGAAGGCGCCTACCCTTCTTTGAACCAATTATTTGATCCAACTAAAAAAACTCTTAATAGATATATAAAACAATTAGCAGCAACCATTGATGGAGACTATCAATACGTAGATGACCTTACCGAAGAATCCGACCCGAACGCAGATTTAGGCACATCCCCGACCGCAGAAGAGATAGTAAAGAAATTTTTCATGCTGGTGGTCCAGATGGCAGCTAATATGACAGATCCAACATGGAAAACGCCATGGTTTTTACCAGGCCCAATAACACCATGGGGAATTATCGCAAAATTATTAAATACTAAGTGGTCAGAGGACGAAACCGCTGGGGATTCAGACCTTCTTAAGCTTCTAGAAGAGTGCCCCGCCATACCGGTATCGTACGGCGAATCAGAGGAAGAGGCTGTAGAAGAAATATTATTACCGACTGCGCCAATGATTGACCCAGTAATACAAGAGCAGCTTAACAAATGGGCTCAAGATAAAGCAGACGGCTTTCCACCTCCAACATACGATGGGTTTGTCTTCTCGCCGTTCCCTTATTCGGAAGGCATACAGTTCCGCTATCGCGACGGCGTAGTTAAAAATAATAAAACGCTCCTTAAACTCCCCTTCTGGGAAAATAAGTGGCGCCACCCAATATACGTACCATATGTTTATTTGACAGACGAAGCGAAAAAGCGCCAATGGGAATTTTTTCAAGCGCGCCATTTTGGATTCCCAGCGCCCCCACCGTTTTATAATAAATTCAATGTTTTGAGTTGGGCCGTGGCCACGGACGACATTACAATCGATCAAAGCAACAACGCTACATACCCAAACCTCGCATCGACGACCCACCCGCGCTATAAAAAAAGCTGGGACGGGATCCTCCGCGGCGTTAAAAACGCTGATTTTGCAGAGATGGCCGCCGGAACGATTCAACCAGCCTCTTGGGCACAAGTTTGTTCTTGGTATAATCCATGCGTTTCCGACACCCCGCGGAGCGGGCTAGCATACACTGATGAATGCAGTTGGCCCAACGTACAACACCCTCCGCGAAGAAATTTCCCTGCATGGGGCGGCTCTGTGACCTCTCTCGGAGTCTCCAACCCCGAGCTTGTTCCATTTGTACATGGAAAGAACCTCACATGGAACCCAGCCCCCGGCGCCGTTGTGTGGGTGAGCCCCACGGATCCGGATAAGGTCATGTTCGCACCCCCGGCCCAGCCTTTAACAAACACCCAGACACACCCAGAGACAGGCGGAGTCGTGCCTTACACTGAAACCGGCTATAATCAAGCCTGGTATTATTATTTGTATGGCTATGCCGGCGGTACATATGATACATTCGGACACAAAGGAGAAAACTATAAATACACGGACAACTGGTGGCAATGGCCCAACTTGTTCGGGCCCCCAAATTGGTCGCCCACATGGAAAGGCCCCGACATTCATACACAGATATATGTTAGCTGGTATCAAAGTCAGATAGTTGAGTATCAAATAGTGAAAGAAGGCGCTGTTGAACATCTTAAAGGATTAGCACAAGAAGTGATCGATACAGGGTACATCACTGCGGGCATGGCGGCTACTTGGAAAAACTTCTAAGCAGAATAAAAAGAAGAAGAGAAATAATTGATGTAATTGCTATTTATTATAAAAAGGGGTAAAAAAAAATGGCAGTTGGATTTTCTCCAAAATTACCTTTGCAACCTGATTCTGTAGACGGGTTTTACAAATTAAATAAAACTTTAGGAGAAGTTGTTAAGCAAAATTTAAAAATGATTATATTGACAACGCCTGGCGAACGCATGATGCACCCAGAGTTTGGCGTCGGTGCCAGAAATTTTTTATTTGAGACAACAGACTCAACCTTCCAGGGTCTTACTGCTAAAATAAATGAACAAGTACGAAAATATTTACCCTTTATTGATATTGTAGATATTGGTTTAACAGACGAGAATCTAGAAAAAACAGATAATTTTAATTATAAATCAACACACTATATGAGATTACAGCTAGTATATTATATTCCAAATTTAAACTTAAGTGATACTTTAAGAATCGTTGTTTCTACGAGCCCTTAAATAACAAGGAAAGATAAAAGATGCCAAAAATAAAACCTTCTATAAATTATACAAGCCGTGATTTTGAATCAATTAGAACGGACTTAGAAACTTATGTAAAAAGATATTATCCTGATAATTTTAAAGATTTTACCGAGGCGTCTTTCGGCGCCCTGATGCTAGATACAGTTTCATATGTTGGAGACATGCTATCTTTTTATGTAGATTACCAAGCGAACGAATCATATTTAGCGACCGCTAATGAATTTCAAAATATATTAAAATTAGGTTCAGAACTTGGATATAAATATAAACCTTTCCCATCATCTTTTGGAGTGTGCAATTTTTATATAACAGTCCCCGCCGAAACGAATTCGCCCGCACCAGATGATAGTTACAAACCAATTTTGAAAAAAGGCTCAACCTTTTATTCTAGTGCAAATGTTATTTATACCTTACTGGAAGATGTAAATTTTGCAAAGAGCGCTAATCCAATCGTAGTCGCGAGCCAATCAGAAACAGGGGCCCCCACTACATATGCCGTACGTTCGGCCGGCCAAGTAGTTTCTGGCGAACTAGCAGTCCAAGAGCAACCAATTGGTGAATTTCAAAGATTTTTGAGAATTGCAGTAAAAGGACAAAATATTAGCGAGATAGTTCAAGTTTTTGACGACAATGGAAATCAATATTATGAAGTTGACTATCTTACACAAAATGTAATATATGTCCCCGTTTTGAACAAAGGCGACGACTCAAGCACGGTGCCTTATATAATAAAACCAGTAGCAGTATCGCGTCGATTTATGGTTGACAGTACTCCAAATGGCGTCTACCTACAGTTTGGGTATGGAAGCGAAGAGGCGCCAGTTTCGCTTAAAGACCCTTCTGAGGTAATTTTGCAGCTTCATGGCAAAGATTATACCTCTGATACTTCGTTTGATCCATCCATTTTGAATGAGACAGACAAACTAGGCGTCGTCCCGGCGGATACTATTTTAACAATAATCTATAGGATCAACACTAATGAAAATACTAATTCAGCAGCCAACACGATAAGAAGGGTCGGAACCGCCGATTTCCAATTCACCGCGCCAGAAACTTTAGATAGCAACAAAAGAAGCTCCGTAATTAATAGTTTAGCAGTTTTAAATGAAGAACCAGTAATTGGCGATATAAGCGTAGTGACTGGCGAAGAGATTAAACAACGAGCAGTTGGAAATTTCGCAGCACAATATAGGGCCGTAACAAAACAAGATTATATTAGTATGGCTTACAACATGCCTTCTAAATACGGAAAATTTAAAAGATGCGCTATAGAGCTAGATTCTGATTCTTATAACCAACGAAATCTTAATTTGTATGTTATTTCTGAAGATACAGACGGCACTTTAATAACGAGCAATGGTGCTCTTAAAGGTAATTTGAAGACCTGGGTCAACCAATATAAAATGATTAACGATACTGTTGATATATTAGATGCCAAAATCGCCAACATAGGCATTGAATTTAAGGCGCTTGCATTCTCTGGCGTAAATAAATATGACCTTTTGAACGAAGCAGCAACGGTCTTACGAAGCGCTTTTGATAAAGCGTTTTATATTGGTGAACCTCTTTTGATAACGGATGTATACCAGACTTTAAAATCAGTACCTGATTTAATGGATGTTATCGATGTCGATATTGTGATAAAAACAGGAGCCACATATGCAGATTCACCGATAAGTATCGAAAATGTAATATCTGCAGATGGAAGATATGTCGTGCCTCCATCGGATACAATTTTTGAGATTAAGTTTCCAAAATCAGACATATTAGGAACAATATTATAATGGCTATTAAAAGATATAAAGCAGATGCAGACACAACAATAACAAACGCTTTTAAAGCAAACTTAACAACTCGCGGCGTGAGCGGCAATATGGGGCAATCAGATATACTTGAAGTGTTTTCAATTTATGCCCAAGAATCTTCTGCATCATCGGAATTGGAAAGAATTTTAATTAAATTTCCTGCTACCGGCACTGCGGCTGGGTACATTTCTTATGATAGAACACAAGGAAATATACCAGCCTCCGGGAGTGTTTCATTCTATTTAAGAATGTTTAACGCAGAGCACTCACAAACCACCCCTAAAAATTTTAATTTAATTGTTTCTGCGATTTCTCGTTCCTGGGCGGAGGGGCTCGGGTTGGATATGGAAGAATATACTGATGAAGGCGCCGCCAATTGGATGTCAGGAAATATTTCAGCTAGTGTCGATGACGATGGATCTTGGACGACGCCAGGTGGTGATTATTTAACAGACGTTTCTTCTTCTTTTACTGCATCTTTTGACACAGGATTCGAAGATGTAGAATTAGATATTACTCCATTGGTTGAACAGTGGATTAATAGTGCAGGTAATGAAGCAGTCTTAGGTTCTAAATCAAATTATGGCGTCGGAGTCAGACTGTCACCGACAGAAGATAGCGCGACTGATTCTTATTACACTAAAAAATTCTTTGCAAGAGGATCACAATTTTTCTTTAAGCGCCCCTATATCGAAGCGCGTTGGGATTCTTCCACCAAGGATAATCGAGGAAGTTTTTATTATAGTAGCTCATTAGCGCCAGCGGCCGATAATTTGAATACAATTTATCTCTATAATTATGTGCGTGGGCAATTAAAAAACATTCCAAGCATTGGATCCGGCTCCATTTATGTTAGTGTTTATTCTGGCTCCTCTGACAATTCTACACCGTCTGGTTCGAAATTACAATTAAGCGTCGGAGGAGACGTCGCCTCAACGAACCTTTTTAACATTACCGGAGGGAATGTATCTACGGGCCTTTATTCAGCATCGTTTGCTTTTACGGGTTCGACCTCTTTGTCAGGCGTATTTGATGTTTGGCATAGCGGCAGTACAGAATATTTTACAGGAACAATTACTCCAGCAAGCTTAACGCAAAACTGGCCCGGGCAGTCTCACAACCCAAATCAACAGTATGTATCTAAAATTACAAATTTAAAATCTTTTTATTCGAGTCAAAATACAACTGCCAGATTACGTTTATATACTAGAAAGAAAGATTGGAATCCAAATATTTATAGTGTGGCTTCTTCAGAAGCTCCTATTGACTTGGTAGAAGATGCCTATTATCGAGTATATCGCGTAAATGATAATTTGAGCGCGATATCTTATGGAACTGGAAGCGACAACAGCACGCGGTTATCATACGATAATAATGGAAGCTACTTTGATATAAATATGTCTCTTTTAGAGCCAGACTATACGTATGCAGTCAAATTTGTTTACTATCTTAATAATCAATATGTAGAACAGCCAGAAGAATTTAAGTTTAGAGTAGAGAAGGTATGAGCAAAGATTATAAAGAACTTTTTGGCCAAAAAGATGTTATTCTAACAAATGCGGACAGAGAAGTTTTAGGGTCAGAACTAGAATCTGTCGAGTACATGACAGAATATTTCAACAAGAAACAAAGATTTGTCCCTCCTGTCGACTTCACCAAGCCTAAAAATTTCGCCCGGTTTGGCTCAGCAGAAAAATACTATATTGATGCAATTGATAGAATTTATAAAACTTATCCGTATGATGGCTCACTAAAAGAACGAGTTCAGTGGGAGTTAAGTTCATCTTATTTTGACCTCCACGTTTTTGAAAACGGATACCCCCGTACAAATGGTTACGTACTTTTTTCTCCGGAAGGCTGGGGAACGAGAGTTGGCTCACAAGTCAATAACTTTGGTCTCTCGGATGCAGTTGAATATGTTCAAATTAAAGGCGGCCCCAATACTTCTCAGCGGAGTCAAGGCAAAGATATTCAGGACACAACAGGAGATTATAAAGATGGCTATGCTAATGTATGGGACCCCGTAAAAAATCGAACTTCTAACTTAGCTTTGGATCTTGACGAGGGCGTCACAGTTGAATTTTGGTTAAAAAAAGCAGCTGCGCTCGGCATCGGAGAATCAGTACTAGAAACAATATTTGATGCATGGAACGACGACGATTCCGCCGCCGCCTACGGTAGGCTCCAAATTCTCCACATTACGGCCGCCCCCAGCCTCATCGGAGTTTATTTCAGTTCGGGGTCTGTATACAATACTATGACATCGCCTGCGTATTACTTGTCATTGGATGACCAGTGGCATCATTATGCAATTAGTTTGAAAAATGATGGTTCTAATTTAATCACTAAATTTTATAAAGATGGTGCATGCGTAAAGGAAGAAGCAGATACGACACTGAATGAAATTACTGGTTCTCTAATTGCGAATATTGGTGCTGCTCGACGCCCCTCGATAGTGCGCATGGAAACCGCAACCTTATCACCCGCCCAAAAAATTGATGGGTACGGCAAACTTTCTGGTTCTATAGATGAATTTAGATTTTGGAAAACAGAAAGAACATCCCAACAGATCGGTCGCCAAATGATCGAACCGGTCGGTGGCGGCGCAAATACTGATGATGCGAATACTGATTTAGGTGTATATTATAAATTTAACGAAGGAATCACTTCAGTTGCCTCAACTGATAATATTGTCTTAGATTATTCTGGTAGAATTAGTAATGGTAGCTTTGTAGGATATAGCACCTCTAGTAGAAACACCAACTCAGCAATAGTTGAATCAGGAAAAGCATCAGAAGAGTTTAAAGATCCAATTCTTTATGATTTTCACCCAGATGTTATATCTTTTCGAGACACAAAAAAATCTGAAGGACAAATTTATGATTATTCAAATAATTCATCCATTTATCATACACTTCCAACGTGGATATTAGAAGAAGACGAGCTTAAAGAATACTCTCCATTAAGAAATTTAACTCAGATTATTGGCAGCTACTTTGATTCGTTAGCAAATCAAATTTGGACTCTTCCAAAATTAAAACATAAAAACTATTTAAGCTCAAGTTATAAAGCATATCCCTTTTCTGATAAGCTATTGGAATCAGTTGGGTTTTCATATTTTCCAGAATTATTTTCTGACGCGTCAGCCCTAGCTCAGTTCAGGAATAGAGACGATAACTTACTTTTTAAACAGAAATTATATGACGTAAAAAATCGCATATATCAAAATATCTACAATAATATTGTTTATATATATAAAACAAAGGGCACCGAAAAGTCTTTTAGAAACCTTATTCGTTGTTTTGGCTTCGATGATGAAATTTATAAAATAAATTTATATGGGAATAGAGTAACTTATCAATTAAAAGACAACTACTCATCCGTGGCAGAGTTTAAAAAGTATATTAATTTTGCGCTAACAGGCACACAAGAAGCAACCGTTTTTCCAGTTTCATCGAGCAGGAATCCAAACTCTACTTCATATATTTCTGGTACAGATAACAATGAATGTAGTTTTACATCATTCACAATGGAAACAGAAGTCGCCTTTCCTAGACGACACAGCCTCGCAGCTGCTAATACTGTAGTAGAATCCAGCAAAGGACCAAGCAAGTCTTTTAGAGCATATATACCTTTTAAAACCGCTTCTCTTTTTGGTACACATCAAGTTAATGGCACAACAGAAAATGATTTAACATGGGCGTCAACTGATTATGCTAATTTTCAGGTGTCCGCTGTTAGAGATGAAGAATACTCGAAAAGATGCCAATTCAAATTAACAGGCGTCGGCGCCTCTGTTATGCCAACCTTAACAAGCAGCTATTTCGATACAGTATTTGATGATACGCGCTGGACTTTTTCTGTAGCCTTAAGGCCGTCTTTGGAAGCAGATCTGCCATCCGGATCAATCCACTCTCCTTTTATAGTAGAATTTTATGGCGTAGAAAAAGTATTAGATATTACTAACAACGAATTTTTCTTGACCTCTTCAATTGATTCAACTAGCGCTCAGCGGTTTATGAATAATCCAAAGAGTGTTTATATCGGCGCACACCTAGAGAACTTTTCTGGAACACTGCAACAACGATCTGATGGAAATATTTCATCGACGCGAGTTTGGTTAACACATTTGCCAACCGGCACAATAAAACAGCACGCACAAGACGTAAAGAACTACGGAACGTCAAGCCCATATAAAAGTGCGTATTTATATCAAACTTCAATGACCGGCACCCGCGTACCGGAAATTCATACGCTAGTATTAAATTGGACTTTTGACACAGTAACTGGATCTGATTCTGGCGGAGCATTTATTGGAGAAGATTTTTCTTCCGGCTCAGTTAGTTTACAAAACCGATATAATTGGATTGGAAACATTGTAGGAAAACAATATTTACCAAAAGGTTACAATTTCCCAACTAATTTTTCTAGCTCTATTAATAAAAAGTATGTTTATTCTGCAAAAAAACAATTACCAGAGTTTGTAAACAGTTCAAACATGGTAAATATTTTGTCTGATGATGACATATTTTTTAATAAAGTTGATTTAGCGCGACCAACGAATTATTATATGTATATTGAAAAAAGTATGTATCAAACCATATCGGAAGAAATGGTAAGAATGTTTTCTTCAATAAAAGATTTTAATAACCTGATTGGAGAGCCGGCAAATAAATATCGAAGCAGTTATAAGCATATGGAAAAGCTTCGACAACTCTTCTTTGAAAGGGTCGGCAATACACCAGATCTAGATAAATATATTGATTTTTATAAATGGGTCGATCACACTTTAGATGTATTACTTGGCTATCTGGTACCGGCGTCAGCAGACATTAGCGATCAATATGGCAGCAATATTCGTACGCTAGTAGAAAGTCACGTTTTAGAAAGAAACAAATATAAATGGCAATTCCCCACATTAGAAGATAAAGGATCAGACCCGGAAGGAAATATACTTGGCATTAATGAACTCCTTTATAATTGGGAATATGGCCATACACCCCTCGATCCTTTCAATTCGAAAAGTATCGCCTTTAATGGGATGACCGGTCATTCACTATTGGCCGCCCCAGCACCCGCTTCTGATTTGCTCTTCGGCGCCGATGGGGATCCCGCCAATGAACCCAAGTTTTCTTTATGTGCGTGGGTTAAGCCAGCCACGTCTCTCAGCACGAACTTTGGGGTTATAGGCCACGGCGCCTATTCCGCAACCAACGCCGGCTATGCTTTAGATATATCCACAGCACATAAAGTTCGAATGTCTATCCGCGATGAAGACACCAATGCGAGCAACCTGTTGACTGCAATAGAAAATGCCGTTAGTTTGACACCTGGCGAATGGAACCACATTTGTGCAACTTATGATGGTTCTTCCGCCGCCACTGGAATAACTATTTATGTTAATGGAGAGTCTAAGACAACGACAAAAACCACTGGCGGTTCCTATTCTGCGATGCACAATATCAACTCCGATGTTACTATTGGGCGGAAATATTCAAATTTCACCTATGATAGCCAGGCCGAAGGTAATATTGATGAAGTTGCCGCCTTCGGCAAAGAGTTGTCAGCCACTGAAGTTACCGAGCTTTACCATTCGCGACATGCGTACGATCTAAACACCTTTTCTGCCCGGACCAGTTTAGTTTCATGGTGGAGAATGGGGGATAAAGCCTCCGGAACATCCCCAAACTATACAATTCCTGATCTAGTTGGCTCTAACAACGCCACAATGACCAACTTTTCAGGCACCATAGACAGTGGGGTAGTCGACGATCATGCACCCTCTGTTCGGGACCAAATTCAAAAGTGCCTATGGTGGCGCCAGAGGGCAGAAAGAGATACTCCAGCCATCTCTTCATCCGCTAACGGCGTTAATTCTGATAAGCAGGCAATGCTTGATTCCATCAACAACGAGACAAACGCTAAGAACTATATGCTATATGATAGTGCAACTAGCACAACGTATTCTGGTTCTACATTTGCAATTCGCCGATTAGCCAAACCATACAAATTTACAGTTGATGAGTCTCGTACGACCAAGGGCGGTACAAATTATTATCCCAATAAAAAAGTTGATATTATTAAGTCTGAAATATTATTTGGGCAGCCAGCCTCTGACAATCCAGTCGCGCGGCTATCATTGCCACTTTCCGAACTCGAAGCTCTTGAAAATTGCGATGACGACGCAGGGCTAATATTAAAACGCAAACGACATGGCCTAGCTTACATTTCTCATGACGACGCCTCCGACGCGACACATATAGCTCAAAAAGAAGGCTATCTTATAGGAAAAAGTGATTTATTTACACCGTTTAGTATGTATAGCGCGTCCAGCCCAGTTACTTATCATAACATAAGTGCGTGGCAGAATATTGACATTACAAACTACCACGCTGACATATACGGCCCTTCTTACGAAGTGCCAATGCAGGGGCCGTTCACAGAAAAATATGTCGGTGGAAATCAGTACAGACATGTGGGTTTAAATGATGGCCTTGATGATCTCAACACCCGCCCAGAGGGCTGGCGGACTCTTTTAGCTCCCACCGTTTTGTATCTTTACAATGGCGGCGCAGGAGCCCAGGCACAGCCTAATGCCTCGCGCTATAGAGATGAAACAGCTAAACGCCCCGTAAACATTAGAAATATTCAACAAGCAACCGGGTCTAGTATAATTGGCAATTACAATAAAGATTATGAAATTTTAATGACTAGTGGCCGCACAATTAATAACCGCTTTTTTGTTAAAAACGAAGGCGTTTCTGCAAGCTCAACAGACTCTTTATCGGTAAGCGGAGTATTCGATTATGTTTTACCAGGCGCCGCTCAATCAGAAAGAGACCGACAAGAAGTTGTTATAAACGGTCTAACTTCGTCCGCGCGCAATGATTATATTATTGTCAACAGATTCTCTGCGCCTGGAGATCCATCAACAATGGGGTTTGCTTATTTAGATATCGAGGCACAAGAATATTCAGTTTACAATGCACTGCCATGGCGCAACTTAATAGTTCGTGAAAGTTTGCATGAGCTGCTGACAGATCACACAAAACAATTTGGATATTTTAGTGACACACAGAATTCAGCCAGCTATGCTTTAGCGGGCGCCACCTATCCGGGGTCCAGCGGCTCGGTAAATGCACTAGATTATGTCGGCACCGCATCTTTTCACAAGATCAATAGAAACGCAACAAGAACAATAAATTTGACAGAGACTACAGCCAACTTTGATAATAGTAAATATATAGATTTTGAAGCTTCGAACAGTGAATTTCTAAGCTCTTCGGCACCAAGCGGATTTCTGACAAATAAGTTTAGTTTCTCTGCGTGGGTAAAAGCAGAAAGCGTGGATACTAATACTTATATAGCCACTCATGGGGATTTTGGGTCGAGCCACTACACCGCTCGTTGGTGGTTGTTGAAACGCACAGACGCGGTCGCCGGAGTGGATGCCATAACTGTATATATTGTGGGTGACGGATGGTCTACTTCAACTTATAAATTTTGGACCACCGCCGAAGACGCTATTTACGCAGACACTTGGGCCCATGTTGCCTTCACTTATGACGCCTCTCTTGACAGCGCCGGCGGCGACGCGGCCCTTAAAATTTATATTAACGGAGTAGAACAATCCACCACTATGGGTGAAACCGGCACCGGTGCGCAGCCGCCTAATTTGACTTCTCAAAACGGCCCATTCGTTGTTGGTGCCATCCAAAACAACGGCGCGCCAAGCTCACCATTCGACGGCGGCATAGATGAGCCAAGTTTTTGGAACACGGCTTTATCGCATCTCGACATTAAAGAAATTTACGAAGGATCTTCCGGAGTTTATAGCGCCGCCGGCGGCCCTGGCAATTTGAATGCGCACACAAAGAAAGATAATTTAGTTTCATGGTGGCGAATGGGCGATGACTATAATGATGATGTTACGCCCGGTATACCTGATGGTGTTCAAGACGTCGGCCAAAATGGAAATAATAACCACCTGACAATACCAATCGCATCGTGGAACCCAGTGTCGTCTTCGGTAAATTATTTAACAGGCGCGGCCTATTATGTGGCGGAAACTGGCCCCAAAAGAAATGATAACTGGTTTGTCCAACATCAGATTCCTCAAACTGATTTACAATATCAATGGATTACAGCAAGCGTAATTGAAGGATATACGGGCTCAGCATATTATGGTTTCCAACAGCCAGATTATAGCAACGCAGGTTTAGCTTCTACTGATATTACGTTTGTACTACAAAGCCAGATTGAAGATGCAGATGGAAATAAAGTTGATTTTGCTGGAATAAATACGTTGATTGTCGATCCGATTTCAAGTACTTCGAACACATTAAGTTCATCTGATGGCTATCTTGGCTATAGTAATAATGATGTGGCCGGCGGCATCGCCCCATCTCAAATTTTAAATGGTTTAAATCTCCATAGAAACGGCCCTTACGAATGGGCTTCGTGGCAACAAATTAGAGGAAATGAACATCCTGTAATCCGACTACATAGAAAGGAAAATAGACAATCATTTTTACAATTAATCAAAGGCGGTACAGACTCAGGAAAATTAAAATATAAAAAATCTGTAGTTTCTCAAATAGTGACACCAATTACATCAAAGCACAAGCCGTTAAAACATTATTTAAATATTAAGGAAAATAAACATTCAGATTCTCCCACTTCAGGAATAACAATACGCCATACCTATGGAAATGAAAGATGTTACTTTCCTCAAAGAACTTCGGGTGGAATAGATTTGAATAAATCAAACTTTATTTATACTCAAGCAGGTACTATGGGCCAAGCAATTAATCAGGGACAAAAGAATTTAATTTATGACTCTTTGAATCAATTTATTATTAACAAAGATATGAGCGGGTCAACTGCAAACCCTGTTGATAAATTTGTTAAAATGACAATGGGACAGACAATTCATCCTCGCGGATATAACACTTATACAAAAAGAACAAGACAGCGCGACAACTTCCAAAATAATTTCTGGAGAGATCTTCGATTAGCAAGAACACCGGGATACCCAAACTTTGTGACGGCGAGCGTCTACCCGTACAACCTACACAAGAATTCCCAAGGATTCGGCACATGGTACTCTTGTAAGGCCTCGGGGCGCGCCTCGAACGGGGGCACCGCAGAGCTTCCAATGTCAAGTATGTGGGCTCTCGACGGCCGCGTTGACCGAGCAGGATCGTATCAAGACGCCGTGCTCGATAATAATAGCTGCGACGGGCAACCATCAGGCACTTCTGGTATGGTCTCGAAAGGTGAACTGCAGAATAGTTATAGTTTATACTTATATATTCAAGCCAGCGGGATCCGGTTTCATATATTATTGGCCGCGGCCGCAACTTATTGTCGAATGGTGCCAGAAAGCATGTCAAGCGGAATACAGTTCGCTGGGGACACCAAATGGGAAGCCGGCGAACAAGCAGGCATTAATCCTTTTTACGATTCGTATGAATATTATATTGAAGATCTAAAAAGAATAGGTAAAGATTATGGAATATTACCAGAATTTAGAATTAGTGACCATATGGATTATTATGTAAATGACAAAAAAGAAGACTTTTTAGCAAACAATCCCGGTTTCCTTAGCCTAACTGGGTCAACGATTTCTAGTAGTAATGATGAATCTTTTTATACGGTGTATTCCACTAGTGATTTTATGCAACATTTTGGTTTAGTTCGAAAAGATTACGGAAAAACTGCGCTCCCCACTGAATTAAAACTTGAATGTAAAGGCTTAATGAAATTTTTACCATATGATGGTTTTTATCCAGCACAAAGAACATTACAATTAGCATCGCTATTTAGTAAATCTTTCGGCCCAACGGCTGAAAAATATTCAACCGGCTGGGGCGGCTACAATCCGCTGATCAGCTCGTGGCAAACTCTTTTGCAGCCCATATTTTCCCCGGGTCTATTATATAATTCAATTAAATCTGGCATCGCAGTTGAATATCCAGTTTGCACAGGCTCAGCAGGCGTACATATGGCTATCACAGGAGTATACGCAGATTCCGGAGTCGGCTTCCCCGGCTGGGGAGACCATCATGATGGCGCCGATGCACGCCTTTCGGGCACTTTCGAACATAGAATACCATTTGAGGCTTTAGCAAGCCCAAACCAGCACTTAAATGGCTTAAAAATAATATATATGGAGCCACACCCTAGCGCTTCTATCATGCAGACAGCCAGCTTTGGCACCTCCGAGAATCCATTATATCGCTATGCAATGAACAACTTCTTAGCGGAAACGCCATCATTTTTCTTGCAAGGGAGCGGTCTTAGCACCATATCTTCAAAATCGGACAAAGATTTAAAAACAGTTGAGGAAAATAAACAGTATAAAATGAGAATAGTGCTAGCACATTCACAGCGGAAAAATAAAGAACTTTTTGAGATAAGTGCCATTGACCCAGACGAAAGCTCAAAATTTGCACTGTCACGGTCGTTAAATTATCTTTCTTTCGAATGGAATCGGCCAACCATAACAATGTATAATCGCTCCTTCGACCGGTCAACCAAAAAAGATTATGTAGGATCTTTTGTGGGGGACAGCGGATCAACACTAGCTTACGGGTCGTCTTTTGGTCCTCCTTGTGCAGCCTCCTCCTCAGAGTATGGCTACGAAGCTAGTTTCGAGCCTTTTACACCGCCTTATTATAATGGCTATAGTCATATTGAGGTTACATATGATTCTGGCCTAGGCGGCGACACACAAATATCTGATATACTAGCCAAAGCCCAATCAACGGCCACTCTTCATCGTGAACATAGCCGGCTGGATTATGCCAACTCACCGGCTGGAGTCAATGCGATGCAGCTTACAGCGTCTTTAAATTGGAATCAGCTTGTTACGGACCCTGATACTGGAGCAGGAAGATGGGTGATACAACCCAAATGGGAATGTCCTGTATTAGATTTTAATGAAGCTGATATCACATTGCCAATTACTGGATCTGGATCAGTTGCAAAAGGAATGTGGCACCAATATGGCTCTATTCCACGCGGGCCGGCCGGCATCACTTTATCAGTACAGGATGTACCAGGGTCAGATTCTCTAAGAGATCTTTTGGGCATAGAAACTGAGGAAATAAAACTAGGCCGCGTCTCAGAAGAAGGTAAAGAAATTTCTGAAGCTATTGTTGCAATACCGTTCGTAGATCAGGTAGCCAAAGATTATTTCAATATTAATCGTCAAACAATTGACTGGGCTGAAGCTATATTAAAGCCGCCGCCGACTTTCCACTCTGACAACGCTTCTTACTGGGTTGATAGATTTGTCGCTACTAAAAAGCCTTTTAAAATTCACAAGCCTGCACAAAGTGTTCTTGAGATGGTTAAGAAAATGCGAAAATATGTAATTCCCCCGCGCTTCGATTTCTTAACAAACAAAAGTATTAAACCTCTTGCAATGGTAATATTTGAATTTACAGCACAATTATCGCAACAAGATTTAGTAAATATATGGCAGAATTTGCCGCCAACAAGTTTAAGCACTATCATGACAGGATCTCAAGCAACAATTTCATTAGATCTTCTCCGACGTTATGAATCTTTTGACGGAGACCCAACAGGGGACAGCTGGAAAGGATTTAGCTTATTGAATGAAAGAGCACCGGACAACGGACCGTCCCCTTTCCCAAGTAAAATTCAGTGGCTTGTTTTCAAAGTAAAGAAGAAAGCAAAAACTAATTATTTTGGTTTAACAGCAAAAAATGAAAAATCTGAAGCTCAAACAGCCATGGGGTTTGATCCAACTTTTAAAGGTACCCCGCCTCCTCCAATTCCTAATTATAGTTTTAATTGGCCATATGATTTCTTTTCTTTAGTTGAGTTAGCCAAAATAGATTCTACATATAAATTAGAACCACACCCATCACTAGTAAAAGACATCGCCCCCTCAAAGATTTCTCTTGAAGAAGCGCTTGACAAAGGAGAGGACGCATCTGAAAATACTGAAGAAATAACTAACAAGGAAAAAGAATTGACGATGGGCCAACAAACGGGCGTCGGCTGGGATAAAAATGCATTAGAAAATGTCGATCAACAAGGTGGTGCCGTAGATAAGCCCGCCGGCGGCGCAGGTTCTGGAAAAGCTGGTAAGCCTGGAGGAGTATATTAATAAATGAGTTTTTTAGATCCAAAAGAAAGAGTCATTGATTTACAATTAACTTCATATGGAAGATATTTGTTGTCCATCGGAGCTTTTAAACCAGCAATATATGCTTTTTTTGATGATGATATTATTTATGATCAACGTTTTACACAAAGTGGGTCTACCACAAAAACAGAAGAACTTCAAAATGAAATTGAGCTACGCATACAAGAAAACACTCCGCGCTTAGAAGCACAAACGCTTTATAGAGGGTCCGAACTTGGCGTCTTCTCTAGTAATCCAAACTTGGCTTACAATCTAATGCCAGGCGTGTTAGCGGACAAAAAGAATGAAGTAAGCTTAACTCAAACTCCTGAAAAATCATACCTTCTGTCAGAACCAATTGGTAATTCTGCTTATAATTCTAAAAATATAGCTGCTTGGGACATCGGCTTTTATAAGGCACCTTTATTAAACTCATCTGAAGTTTTAACTGGTTCTTATAAAGAGATGCCCACTACATTTATTCCGCAGCTGGAGTGTACTATAGACTATCACATTGAACGGTATCCGGCGGATGTGGAAATACAAAACACACTTGGAACATGGGAAAAAATGGCTCAAGCAGGAGAGGACGTCGCCGCGCATCAAGCCATGTACGATGAAAATACGCCTATTATGTTCAAAGATGATACTTATATGATTTATAAAGAAGACTTTGCATTATTAAAAATAGAAGAAGCCAATACTGAATTTTTAAAAGAAAATTTTGAAATAGAAGTTTTCAAAAAAATCCCAGTAACCGGCTCTGCTACATATATCGTCGACGGCGTCACAAGAACTAAAACTACTTATTCTGAAATACTAAAAAAATTATATTTTGGCGGCGACGATGTTATAGAGACAGATCGTATTGATTATTATTTTGATATAGATATTGATTTTGAAATAAATGAAGAAGAATATTGCAAGCTAAGTCGCGACGAAGATAAAGTTAAAAATATTTATGTTGATAGGGTATTTAATTGTAAGAGCAGAAAAGAAACATTATATGCATTAAATATTTATGCCACTGCTGAAAATCAAGAACCGGAGGATGTTTGCCCATGAGTTATGAATTTAATGGATTGCTCGATTCTGTGCTACCAAATGTTTACATTAATAAAATTACTTTGGAACAACTCAATTCACAGCCCCCCTCACATAATAAATATGATGTAACACCTCATATTGATCAATCAAAAACACCAGAACGCGAGGTGCAAGTAACTGCAACCACGACTGAAATAGTAACGGAACCAAATTTAACTGCAGGGTATGGTAGTTACGAAGATAAGCTAAGAGTCATTTTTGATTTATTTTTAGAAATACCAAACGTCGATAGCGATGATTTTTGGAGTTTTCTTTTTGATGACGATATAACAAAACACTTGTCACTTAAATTATTAGTATTGGCCGGCGCCGGCGGCAAAGAACAGTACCTACGCTTATTGAACCCAGCCAACACCTGGGCCCAAGTAACAGACGTAGTAGACTTATTAGAAAATGGTAATCCTGTTGATTGGGATTTAGTAGAGCACGATGATTATCACTACGAAAATAAAACATCACTATTTGCAGAACTAATCGATCCTGGTAAATTTATAGGAAGCAAGACAGCAGACACTGGAGATATTAGCGATTCACAAAGACTTGCTTACGTTAAACAAAAATATGCAAAAACATTACCAGACGGCACAGTTGTATATAAAATTCCTATTAGAATGGAGGCGCGCCTAAATGGTGCTTTTCCTACTGATCTAGCTGCTATAGCATATTGTGGCTTGGATGTGAGCGAAATATTTCAAGGCATGGCGTCCGCCGGCGCCTCCGGGGCGCAGATAAACCTTGCAAAAACTAATGCTTTTGGGCGTATGGCAATGGAAGTAATCATCCAAAACAAGAGAATTCAACAAAGTGGGATGATATTTTTTGTTTCAAACGATCAAAGCGTTGCAACAGACCAAGACCTTTCTGCAAAGCGAGAAGCCGCCTTTAATCATCTTAAGGGGCAACTTTGGTTTGGGAACGTTCAATTAAAAAAACTTCCAAAAAAAGATCGTTACATGGCCGGGAGTAATCAAAAAGGTTATGAATCTACTGAAGCTATGAAGCCTTTTTTAGATTACGTAACTGTACCAAATAGACGAATACAAGACTTTAGACAAGTGGCAACGATACAAAAACAAATAGCCAACTTTAATCCTGTAACAAATTTAGTGTTTGGAGGAGACTATATTGACTTGAGAGCTAAAGCAACCGGCACTTCTTTTGAAAATTTAGCAGTATTTTCAAATCTGTTATCATCGGTTGATAAATTTGAACATATTAAATTATTTTTTAGTATTGACTGGGGCAAATTAATTAAAAAATATTGTGCCATCCCAGCGCTATTAGATAAACTTTCACAGCCCGGCGCCCCAGGAATAAATCAACTACTTGGTGATTCCCCATCTCCCCTTTCTTTTAAAGTTTATAGAAAACGAGTGGATGCTGGTAGTGAAGTTGGAGACAATACCAATGAGCAATTGATTTACAATGGATATCCCAATCTTTATTATTTCGGCGCCTATCATCCGGATGTAGGAGCTGCTGGTAAACCCACTATTTCTTCTTTGGCGCCAGTGAAGCTCGACTCCGCTGCAACTTCTTTTAATGGCTATCATCGACACTACTCTTTTACAGACTATGGTGTGAATAGAGGAAAAGGTAATTTTAAATATTCAATTGAAATTGAAATATATGATCCAACGTTAGATTATTTTAAAGACCAACTTAAATTAGCAAAATTAGCTATTAGTAAATTAAAAAAATATATGTATCTTGCAAACGGTACGCATGGTAATCAACTTTATTATAATTCTTATCTAGGAGAATTTGAAGAAGAGTTTAAAATATTAGCCACTAGCGGGACTGATAAAATTGAGGGTTTGGGCTTTGGAGACACACTGCCAAGCCCCATTTCGGATGCGCTAGGAACACTTCAGTTTATGACAGGGATTTTACGTTCAAATTATACCGCGGCGAACGCTGCAATTGAGACTGTAGATACTAAACCGTCAATTGGTGGTTTGACGCCCGCCATCACAAATATGTTAAACCCCTATACAGCAACTCCGGATTCTATAACAGCCGTGTATGAAATATTTACTACATTAACAGCTCAATTGAGAAACTTTATAAAATCTTTTTCTACTGTCAAAAAACCTAAAATAGATAGCGCACTCGGCGCGAGCGGAAACAAAATAGAAGAAAATTTTACTACAACGCCTGTGGGAGCAGCTACCCCAGAAAGAAAAATAATGATCAGACATGATTTTGATGATCTAGCAGAGCTTGTAGATACAACTCAAATGGCCGCAGGCTATGATTTTTTTGCCGATCTTAAGAACACTTCTAAATACGGAGTTGGCTTAAAACTTATACCATATGATTCTTATAGCGAGAAGTCGATATCAGAAACCTTAAAATATTTTGCCATTGAGGGATCATCTCCCCATCTTAGAATCCCTCTCCAGTTATCCTCACTAGCTGATGACAAAGGAAAGATTCTTTCCGGAAAATCTGTTTTTGCAGATACAGAATTTACACAAGGACAATTTTTTACTTTAGGAACAAATAGTCCCGGATCCCCCAGCAACCCTTTTGGCACTCAATTTACAAAATTACCTAAATCTATTAAATCTGCTAATGAAGAAAACGAACCATGGAAACTCATAAATAATGTAATTCGATACAAACTTAATTTGCTAGGGAACCCAGGAAAGTATTCTTATCTTGGTTATGACGACAACGATAATATTCCAGGTAGTGAATTTATAGGGCCAACAATGGAAAGAATTCTTAAAGAGTACCAGACACTGGCTCACAAAGGAGCAGTTTTTGTCCATGAACAGTATGCAAAGCCTGGCGACCCAGCAATGTCTAAAGGCATTATTGGGCCTTTAGACTACGTGGCTAGTGATTCCGAACCAGTACAAGACGAGCAAGCGCCCCCCCCAGAATCAGAATCCAGCGATAATCCGCTACCACCATACTACTCCTCCCAACTCTGGTTCCTCCCGGAGCCCGCAACTAAAGTTCCATGGGCAGCAAACGTAGGCCAAGAAAGATTTTTATTAGCATTAATTATGCAAAGCTGTTTCAATCTAAAATTTAATGATATAAAATTAGGTTCATTTAACGCAAACATAATTAAAAGCATTACAAGCAAGTATTTAAGTAGCTTTGTTCCATCCAAGGATAAAGGCTTTAAAATAAGTATAAAGAAGACTTGGGAGCCATGGGTCAAAGCGGCGCTTGATAATTTACCAAATCAAATTTTAGTTTTGGTAGCAAATCATAATAAAAACATAAAGAGTAATATAAATCCAAAAATGTATTATCTTGGCAATGACAAGCTTTATAATAGTGCAGAGGAGGGGACCGACCAAGAAACAATGTTTGCACAGGATTTCGGCACCTTTTGGTTTCAACACCAGAATTTGGTAGAGGTACAATATTTGAGTGGCTATAAAAAAGTTACGCAAGGAGGAAACCTAAACAAATATGAAAACAGTATGGGCAGTTCTGTCATTAACTCACCTGTATGGAAGCCACTAAAAGCCAAGACTGCTCAAAATTTTAACAAAGACGCAGATGGTTTATTATTGTGCCGACTTAAAAAATACAGACATCCGCTTTTTACTAATAAGCGCGCCTATGATATTTTAGATTTGCCTCTTTATGATGAACATTTTCTCATGCTTGTTGGATCTCAATTAAATGCGCGCGACGCGCTCCAGCCGTACCCGCCGTCGCTCATGATTAAGACACAGGAGCCGTCCATATAATTATATTTTTATTAAAACTAATTAATTAGAGGAGTACAATATGGCAGTTAAAGCAACAGAATTATATAATGCAGACTTTTTTTCACAGGTAGGAACTGAATATATTTGTACTGGTTTTATGTTTGGGATGGTCCCAGAAGCCACTATGGATAAACAATTAACAAAAGCCGGCGTTTTTATGGCCGGCCAAGTCGCCACCACGGGCAAGCAGGGAGAAGCTCTCACTGGACACTCGGCAGACAAATATGGATATATAGCTCAGCAAAAAGGAGGAGGCGCCTCCACACCTGGAACAACCGGAATGGGCGGTTCGAAAGGGGGAGGAAGCTACTAAAATATGGCTTTTTTCACAACAAAAACTGGCGATGTTTATGAACAAGATATTGCCAATAATGAGTTAATTAAAGCCGCTCAAGCTGAATTAATTTTTATACCTTTTGGAGTCCCATGGATCACCCTTGGGATTACCGACGCAACGAAATACAATGCATATGCTCGCGCATGGTGGCCCGGCGGCCGCGGCTCCAAAGGAATGAGCAATTATTATCCATATGGTTTAACAGCAATTGCGAATGAAACAACTGCATGGGACTTTGCTGATGAAACTGGCGTCATCGACCAAAACATGGGCATAGAAGGAACAAATCTGGATAATGAATTCGTTGCGCCACCTCCCGGAACCATTGGCGAAGCACAAGCAGATCCCTTAAGAACTCTTTTTTTTACAAGATTCGTAGATAACCGCGCGAATGTGGAGAGCGCCGGCGTCCCAACCGCCACCATCGGATTGGAAAAAAGAATAGATTGGGCGCCGTACTTCGGGACGGCTCCTCCAACGCCCCATGGGGCGTTGGGTGCACCATGGTCTGGCAGTGTCTCCGATGGGCTCGCGCTGGCCTGGTACAAGAGTAGCCATCTTCTCCCGGGAGAAGATGGTGTCATTAGAATAACAGAAAAATCAGGTTTTGAGGAACGTATAAGCAAATTAGATGCGATGGGATATACCTATATGACACCTAAATCATACCGCGATGCAACTTTTTCAATAAAAAAACCGTTTGTTGAAGTCGCGTACGGGGAAGCTTTAGGAGAAAAAATTGGGATATCCGACCCCGTAAAAGTTAAAGCACATTATAATTTTTATTTGCAACCATATGAAAACGTTGTGAGTACTTTAGAAATAGGTTCAGATACCACCGCTGGCCCCACGCAATTGCCAGAAACAGTATTACCAAATATATATACTTTAATATCTGATTTAGAAAAAGAGGGTTTTGAAGAATATCAATTCGCAGAACAGTGGGCCCCCTGGAAAGCCGACCCCACTGAACAAAAGATTGCCGCTGAACAGCTAGCTAAAAAATGGAACTCGTCGGGTAATCGAGAATACTTTAACACCATGGCGACCATCTTCTCGACCATTGCCTCTCACGGCAATATCCCGCACACAGATATTGGGCGCCAAATTGATACAAAGAGATATTATACAACTGGTATGGCATCTAATAAGATAAAAGACTTTATGGATGAAGCCGACAAAACCAAAAAGCATTTTCCTATGTATGTTGATATAGAAGTACCTCCCGCCAATCAAGGTAAAGTAGGTGCTATTTTACACAAGGCCGGCCTCATGGATCAATTTATGCAATTGATGATAGCGGCAATGTTTCCGCGACCATACTACGCTTTGGCAACCGACAGCACGCCTTCTTTTTTTAGAAAAACATTTATAATTAAAAAAGATTCTTTTATTAAAGATGATCCTATTAATGGCTTAAATTTAAGTGGTTGGCAAAATAGTCTTTATGAAGAACCATTAATCAAAATATGGCTAAATGAGATTCTTCTAGATGAAGGCTGGGAGGCTCCTCCTGATCTAGATAGCGAGCAGGCAGCTGTCCTAGAAGTACCTTCGGCGCTGAAAAATTGGTACATTACAGATAGCGACCCGGCGGGGTTTATGAATAAGCTTAATGATCAAATTGGCAATGTCCCGTTCATACGACCAGTTATAATTGGAAAGAAAAAAGGAAGTCCAATCAAATTTATTAACAATATCAAATGGCTAGCTACAAAAAAGAAAATAAAAAAAATTATTAATGAAAAAACACGAAGTGTCAAAGAAATATATGACGGCGATTATGCATATTCTGAAGTGTTATTTTATGAAATAGCAAAATTCCGCTCCACAAAAGATGAAAATGGAGTCGTCAAAGAAGCCGGCGGTACATTTGTACAGAATATCTTTTTACCGAACACACCAGGAATGGAAGTTCTCAAATATGTTGATACACAAGTTAAATACGGCGAAGAATATTATTATCAAGTTTATGCACACACTTTTGTTGTTGGAACTCAGTACCGGCTTTCTGATCAGAGTATCCAATTGGTGGATAAAAGTACGCTAACCGCAAAATTTAAATTTAAGCCTACCGTTTATCTAATGAGAGTACCTTATTATAATACTTATGTAACTATGAATGGCGCAGTCACGGAGGAAGGCAATCCGATTACTAAAAATGTTTGGAATTGGAATCCATCTAAATTAGAAAGAACTCCAATACATGATATGCCTCCTGTTTTTCCAGATGCAGTATTCCTTCCTCTGTACGGCGAAAGAGACAAGATATTATTAAATACTAATTTTAATGTTGGAGAATATGAATTAGCACCAGTTTTTCTTGATGAAAAAGAAAAGGTGAATTTAGATAAGATAAGAAGAAACCAAAAAAAGATGCCGCCGTCGTCGGACGCCCCCGGCCCGCCAATAACTTTTAAGAGTGATGATTTTTGTGGACAAATAGAACTTTTAAGAATAGATAAAAAGCCAACTTCATACGCAGCTTTCGATCCCACTAATGACAGAATTGCTATTTTAGGAGGATCCTCTGCTTTTGGCTATATTGATGACACTCTGGAGCCAAATAAAGATTATTATTATGTTGTAAGAGCGAAAGATGTACATGGCAATTATTCAAATCCTTCACCAATATATCAGGCTCGGCTTGTAGCTAGAGAAGGAGAAGCCCCTTACGCTATTTTTAAAATGTTTTTCATCGAAGAGGTAGAAGAAAAGAAACCTGTAATACGAAAAAATTTAATGAAATACATAAGAATCCAACCGTCGTTTAAACAGACTTATATTAATGCCGGCGCATTAACTTCCGGACTTGATTCTGCGGAAGAGGTCAGTGACACTATTTTAAGCGCTAACCTTGGCGAAACAGGCTTAAAAACTGTTTTCGGAGAAAAATTTAAGATTCGGTTTACAAGCAAAAAGACGGGGAAAAAATTTGATTTAAATCTTAATATACAGTCTCCTTATATTGCCCCCGCAGAAAATAAAAGCACAAAAGGCGCTCAAGACGAGTACAGTTCAGGAAAATGTTAATAAAGAAAGAAAAAACCAATAAAACTTACTAATTATTTACAGTAAAGGAGTATTATTATGGCATTTTTAGATAATAGTGGTGATATCATTTTGGATGCAGTCTTAACAGATGCAGGCAGAAAGAGATTAGCAGAAGGCAATGGTTCATTTAGAATTACTAAATATGCCTTTGGTGATGATGAAATTGATTATAGCAATTATAATGCTACAAACAGTAGTGGTAGCGCGTATTATGATTTAGAAATTTTACAAACTCCAATATTAGAAGCGTTTACAAACAACACCGCTACAATGAAATCAAAACTTGTTACATTAACAAATAATAATATTCTTTATTTGCCCATGACAGTGTTGAATACTTTGGACGAAACATGTCAAGTTAATACACAAGTTGGCTCAGGGTCGCATATTGTATGTGTAGACGTAGATACAACTAACACGTTCTCTACAGAATTTAGCGCCGGCGGCGCAGGGTTTGGATATTATATTGATGGAACCAATCCCGGCAGCACAAATAGCCGTGATATAAGAATAGATCAAGGACTTAATACACTTGAGATACCTGCCACTTATAAAATTGATGCGGAACTACAAGAAAATCAGTATATTGTAGAAATTGATAATCGCTTCGGAACTATAACCACTAACAAGGGTAACGTCGCGCAATCATTTTCTTTTATTGATGATGACAATATCGCTAGTTATTATTTGTCGACAACAGATTATGTTAATTCAACGGCTGCGCAACCAGTCGTCCTTGTTACAACCGACACAATAAACCAGGCGATATCAGGGCCAAGAGGTACCCATTTAGTATTTAGAATACAAGCTTCTACTAATCTCAGAACAAGCAATTATTTGTTTGACAGACTTGGAAGCTCTTTTGGTATCACAGGCGCCGAAAGCTATACATTTAAATTTATAGATACTATAATAAGAGTTACTGGCGCAACCACAGGATATAAGTTGGATATTCCGGTTAGGTTTATTAAGAAACAGTAATAACAAAAATTGAGGAAAAGCAAATATGGCTACAACATTTAAAACATTTCTAAATAATGACATTGCATCAGCAAGGACATTACTGCACGAAGCAATTCCAATCACAGGGTCGATTGTATCAGGAACATACGCCGGTAATAATATTAAAAATTATGCGCACGGAATGTTTCAATCAGTCTATGATTATCCATATTTAAGCTCCTCTGCAAACCACATTTTTGATCTTACAGTGGGTCTTAGTTCAAACAGCGCCCTTAGCCAGTCCGGTACAGACACTAGTGTTGCCAACTATGTTTCAAGCCAGTTTACAAAAAAGCGCAATATTTATGATCAGATGGCACAAGTTCTGGTTCCTTACGACACCAGCGGGAATATTCAACCCTTTGATCAAGATGGAGATATTGTCGCCGGCGGAAATAAATTTAATGATTCGTTTTTTGTTAATTTCTCTCGACTCCTAAACAAAGACGAAGTTAAGAAAGGCACATTTACAGTATCATTTTTTACTGGCGGCGCCCCCTCCCAGCCGACCGATATACTAACAATTTCTGACCATAACGCAGCCAACAGCTTTAAGGTCAATTCACCAACTGGTGAATACGGGCTATTATATACCGGATCGCTGGACGCCGGCTCGGCAACAAAAGCCGTAGGCCATATCTATTATCAAGCAGGGATTGCAGTCATAACAGCTAGCATTTTTAGTAATAATTTCCTGACGCCAACTCTGATGTGCGGCTTTGGGTCCGCCGATGGCGTGTACGACACAACTAATTATCAAGCTGTTTTGACGGCATCAACAATTCAGTCATTTTCTGATGGCCTTAGAAACAGACTATACAATATTTCGTTTAATAACACAACAGAACTAAATTCAACAATTTACTTCTGTAGAGCAAATGTTGGAGATTATAACTATTCTTCAAATCCAACATATTTAAGTTCTAGTAAAATTATAGTGAAAGGAGATCAACCATTCGCGGAGCCGGTTTCATATATTACAACCATTGGCCTATATTCTCCAAATAATGAACTCTTGGCCGTTGCAAAACTTTCAGAACCTCTCAAGAAAACCCCCAGTAACGAACTTACGCTACGCGTTAGACTAGATTACTAATGATATGCCTTATTATGAATTTAAAACAAAGGATGTTCTTCGAAATACCTTAAAAACACATCCGCAATATACATTTAATATTTACAATAGAAACATATATCTGAACAATCAATATAATATATCCGGCACCCATGTTGATAATGTAACAATGGTTCCTACCGGGTACGTAAGTTTGTACGAATTGAATATTGATAGAGCTTCTGACAATAAAATTTACCCATTTGTTACGAAAGACGGCAATTTTTCATCTATCGGCACTGTAACAAATGCCTCTTTTAATAGTAGTTTTCAATATGGAGATGTAATTAGCGGTTCTTACCCACTATCAGCCAGTATTATTAGAGAGAGATTTGCCAGCTCTCGTCCTGCCAGCGCGGCCTCCCATGTTGAAGCTTTAAAAAATACTTTAAACCACTATACATATTTAAGCCAGCACTATGCATATTCCTCCTCGCTTGGTGATAAATCACAACAAGAAATTAATTTAATAAGTATACCATCCATCTTTTTCGATAGCGGTATAAAACCCGGGACAGTTGATTTAAAATTTTATAATACCGGCACACTAGTTGCACAGGTTACAGATAAAAATAAAAATGGCGAATTAATACAAATAAGCGGCACCGCATATGCGCAAGCTAATGGTTTCGAATCAGTTGCCGGCGTCGTTTTATATAATGAGGGATTTGTATTATTAACTGGTAGTTGGAACTTGACCGAAGAAAGCTATAATTTCAATTCAACGGCCTCTCCTTTGAACCGAGTCGGCTCGTGGCGAGATTTCGCAGTCGGAGCAAACGATACCGCTGACGACGGCCTTACTTTTTCTGGTAGTTTTCAATTTCAATTCCAAGGCACGAATGAGGTTTCAACGTTGACCATGAATGCAATTGCGCCCCGCGGCCAGCTAAATCATTCTATGAATTCAACTTTTAGGCTATATGAAAGCGCATCACTACCCGGTTCCGCCGATCAATTTACGTACACAGAAGCTGCTGCCATTCCGGTCAAGAATACAATAAGCAGTTCATTTTGTAATTTTTCTGCATCTTTTGCAAAGCAGACATTTATTAGCAAAATAGGAATATATGATGACGAGAGAAATCTTATAGCAATAGCAAAATTAGCTACTCCTGTAAAGAAAACAGAAGACAGGGCCCTTACTTTTAAATTAAAACTAGATATTTAGAGAACAAATATATGATATTAGGATTGGATATTTCAACCAGTATTACTGGTTATACAGTAATGGATCTCGAAGGTAAAATTCTTCGATGTGATGCATGGGACATGCGCAATAAAAAGAAGTTTGGGAATCACTTCGACAAAGCGCAATTCATAAAAGACGATCTTTGTTTCTTGAAGGTTCAATACCCCATTAGTAAAATTTATATTGAGGAACCATTTATGTTTTTTAATTCTGGAGGATCCTCCGCCAAAACCATGGCGGTCCTTCAAAAGTTTAATGGGGTCGTTTCCTGGCTTTGTTACGATATATTTGCTCTCACCCCAAATTATGTTAGAGCAAACGAAGCGCGCAAACTTTGCGGTATAAAAGTACACAGAGGGCAGAAAGCAAAGAAAGTTGTCATACAATGGCTACTTGACAATGATCCAAGTTTTAAGGTAGAATATACATCAAAAAACAATCCGAAGCCTAAATATTATGATATGGCAGATTCAGTGGTAATTGCTAAAGCTGGCTACTATTTACTTAAAAAGCAGAACCCACAAGTTTGTTACAATAAGGACTTAACAAATGAAACTAACTAAATCCAAGCTAAAACAGATCATCAAAGAAGAAATACAGAAAACATTAAACGAGGGCCCGGGCGCGGGGGAACGGGACCCCACGCGAGTGGATGCACCATATGGTCGAAGGCCTCACGCGCATGATGCGGGGAGTGATGAACGTGTCATAGCTGGCCTTGGAGATGGCGGGCCCGGATCCGGGTACAATCCTTATCGTAGGGAAGGCGGCGAGTGGTATGGTGACTACATTGCAGGCCCCGTTCCTGAAGAGGAAGTGTTCGCAGCGGTTTATGAACAGCTCTATTGGAGTATGACTGCAGAAGAGATAGAACACGATTCGCGCGATGAAATGATTGGTAAAGTAATGGAGCTTTATAAATCAGGTAAAATCAATCCATTCGATATGGACAATGAAGAGAAAGATAATTTTATTGACAAACTTCGTCCACAAATGGAGCTTCCTTTTGGCAAAGATGACGAAGAGGAATGGTAAAATGAAACTAACTAAATCAAAACTTAAACAACTCATTAAAGAAGCCTTCGAAACCGAAGAAGATTTTCTCGAAGCAGTCCCCGAAGGTGAAGAAGAAGGCGAAGATCTCGGAGGCGAGACCATCGATACAGTAGACGAATTTATGAAAACCGCGCAGACTTTTTATGATAGTTTACCGGAGGAAAAAAAGCGGGCCATGACCCAGGCCTTTGAGCTACATTTTGATAAATGGGAAGAAGAGCTAGAAGGCGGCACCGAAGAAGAAGACGAAGAAGAAGGCGAAGAAGAAGACGAAGAAGACGAAGGGGAATATGAAAAGCTCCGGGGCGTTTACGGGCGCAAAACCAGGCATGGCACTCCACTGACACCAACACAAGCGGTGTGGGCAACAAAAAGAGGATATCCTTTTCAATCTGAAAAGTAAAATAAACCCTTGACATCTTAAATTACATTTGATAATATTTATACATGCACTTTGACAAGCTTCGAATCCTCGAAGAAATACTAGGAAACAATTACCGATCAAACGATGAACACCTATTCTTTTGTCCGCTTTGCAAACACCACAAAAGAAAGATGTCAATAAATATATCTAAAAATACATACAAATGCTGGATATGCGATAGCCGAGGGAAAAACATTTACACCCTCGTAAGAAAGTTTGGTAATCACTTCCAGAAACAAAAGTGGCAAAGCTTCGAAGAGAGTGTTAACATATCAGAATTTGATAACATCTTCGAAGAAAAAGAAGAAGAAACAATACAGCGAATTTCCCTCCCAAAAGAATTCATAAGCTTGGCAAATAAGAATTTGTCTTTAACTGCAAGCGCACCTTTAAATTATTTGAGAAAAAGAGGAATTAATTCGGCTGATATATTAAAATGGAAGATAGGATATTGTGAAGATGGAGAATACAGAAATCGTATTATTGTTCCCTCATTTAATAGGGATGGGAATTGCAATTATTTCGTTGCACGGTCGTGGACGAAAGACTGGTTAAAATATAAGAACCCACCAGCATCAAAAAACGTAGTTTTTAATGAATTAATGATAAATTGGGATGAACCAATTGTTTTAGTTGAAGGTATATTTGACGCTATAATCGCAGACAATTCGATACCTCTGCTAGGCTCTACATTAAATGCCTATTCTAGGCTGTTTAAGGCCATTCTGACGCGCTCTAAGCAAGTTTATGTAGCCCTCGACCAAGACGCTGAAAAGAAGGCTCTAAGCATCATTAGCGCGCTTATTTCGCATGGCATTGAAATTTATAAAATTGATACATCTGGCTACGAAGATGTTGGAGAGATGACAAAAGAAGAGTTCAAGGAGAAAAGAGAATTAGCTATAGCATTTGATTCAAGTGCACTTTTAATACAAAAGATATTGCAAATCTGAATTAAGGGTGATATAGTATACATTATGAAATTTGCTCACATTGCGGACACGCACATTAAAAACCTTAAATATCATTACGAGTACCGAATTGTTTTCGAAAAACTCTATGAAAAATTAAAAAAAGAAAAAGTCGATTATATTATTCATTGCGGAGATTTAGCGCACACCAAGACACAGATATCTCCAGAGTTTGTAGAGATGTCCACAAACTTTTTAAGAAGTTTAGCTGACATCGCACCTACATATGTAATATTGGGGAATCACGATGGGAATCTTAAAAACTCCAGTAGACAAGACGCATTAACACCAATTGTTGATGCTTTAGAGCATACGGATCTTCATTTATTGAAGAATTCCGGGGAGGTATGTTTAAACGATGAGTTTACTATTAACGTTTTGTCTGTTTTTGATCGCGATAATTGGGCCACTATTTCTGATACCAGTCGGATTAATATTGCACTTTATCATGGGTCTATATCAAATAGCAAAACAGATCTTGGTTGGATTATGGAACATGGCGAAGACGATGTATCTATTTTCGAAGGATACGATTTCGCTTTCTTGGGGGACATTCATAAAACCAATCAAGTTTTAGACTACAAGGGTACAATTCGTTACGCAGGTTCCACGGTGCAGCAAAATCATGGAGAAACTAACGACAAGGGTTTTCTAGTTTGGGACATTGAAAACAAAGATGATTTTACTTGTAAACATGTTACACTAGA